TTGGAAAAAGGAAAGTCTCTCAGGGGCAATCCGGGTGTCGGAGATGTAACAAAACAATATCTGTATCAGCTTGCCTATAAGGATTTTATTAATGCACATGGTATCGCAGAAGTCAGGAACTGCTTCCTGATGCCAACAGAGAAAAAAGATATTGTAAAAAAAGGCTGTGCCAGAATGGCTATGCTTGAAGCACTCAATCTTAAAAACATACAAATCCGTCTGATTCCGGCAGGAGAGTTATATGATAATTATCTGACCGGAAATCATATGGATATTACACGGTTGGAGTTGTAATAAAGGAGGGACGGAATTATGGTCGTTTGTCCAAAATGCAGATCAGACAGGACTGTACCAATATTATATGGTTATCCGTCCCATGAAGCTTTTGAAGCAGAAGAACGGGGAGAACTTATCCTAGGTGGATGTGAGATGATAGATGGAATGCCACACGAGGATTGTGGCTGCCTTGATTGCGGATACCGATGGTCAAAGGAACTGCTCCCAGCTACCCAGATTACAAAAATACGATATAAGGTTGTTGAGAATGGCCCGTGCACGATAGATTCCCAACATTCGTGGGTATATGAAATATATCCTGATGGAAGGTGTAAAGAATATACATATCAAGGGCAGAATCGGAAATATCAGTTTAAGACGGAAGAAAAGGTATCTGAAAAGAAGGCATACAGACTTGCATGTAGTTTGCAGAAAATAATAGGTGCTCCATTATGGGAGAAGAACATTGTAGAAGGTCAAGTGTGCGATGGATGCAGTTATGAACTTCAGATAACTTATGCTGATAAGCGGAAAGAAGTTATAAATGGTGATGTTGCCGGAGGTACGTTTGATTCCATACTGGAGAAATTCGTCCGCAGTGTGTTTTAGAAATAAGCCAATGGGCATAAATGAACTATTGACAGCAGAACAAATGTTCGGTATAATAACCTCAGGTTCGCTACCTGAGGTTATTAATGTTAAACAGAGACAAATTTGACACCAAGGTTAGGTCAGCCTGACTTTCCCTTAGCTGGCCTTCAATTATTATATGGAGGCGATAACGTGGTTACCAAACTGGAAGTGGGCGATAAAGCTTTTATTATAGAAAGCAATCGCATTGTCAGAGAAGTGATTGTTCTGAAAAGGAGCAGAGATTTTTATACTGTCCGTTTTGTAGAAAATACATCAGGCGGTATACAACTTAGGGCAAGCAGGCTTTTTCCTTCGAAGGAAGAAGCACAAAGTTGCTTACCTAAGATACAAGTACAGGAGAGAACAGGATTTCGTTCTCCGTATGATTATCTATAGAGAAATGGGGGATAGCATATGGGAGAGCAGATTCTGAAGGTATCATGTCCATGCTGCAAAAACGGCAGATTGTTTGATGTGCTGCCTGATACAGAAGGCACTATACAAATTAAATGTCCGTGTTGCAGAAAAATAATACAGATATCATTACATAATAAAAAGATTCGTACTGAGCGAATAGGTGCATGAAAATCATAGCAACCAATGCCTGACGAAGCAATAAGTTATATACTTTTGCTTTTGTCAGGCATTTTTGCATTTTATTTGCATTAAAGTGCAAAGAAAGAAACATATTGCATATATTGACAACTAATGCAAAGTATATTATAATTTGCTCATAGATGTGAAAAAAGGAGAAGATTGCCATGAATAATGAAGAATTTGAACTTTTATTACAAAAAGCATCTCTGGGATGCTGTACTAAAGAAGATTTGCTGGATGCCAAGGAAAGACTTGAATCTGCAGTTGAGGATAAAAATGTGGAATGTGCCGATTTTGAACAGGTTTTACAGATGATGAATTTGGAGGGAAAGGATAATAATAATCCTGACGAAGTAGAAAAAGCAATGGAGTCACATGGAGTTGCTGCTATATCAAGGGATGAAATAAAAGTATTGCAGGAACAGAGAAACCGTTTGGCGCATTATCTTACAAATATAACGGATGCGTTGAATGAATTTAAGAACTTCAACAAGTATACATGCTTTAACAACATCCGTGCTTTGCTAAAAGTAAATCCAGATGTAAAAATCGGAATGATTGAAAAAGAGGCAGGTGTCCGTTTGGGATACATGTCGAGACTTGAAAAACCAGATAATTCATCTGAACCAACATTGGAATTTGTGGCAACGGCAGCTAAGATGCTTGGAGTAAGCATTGACTTTTTGATATCAGCAAATATAGATGAGGTAACACCGACAGAAAAATATGTCCTGGAATTTATAAAGAAAATAGCTGATGATTCCAAAAGTGGGAATTTGTACTGGCACAGAGAACCAAATCAGAAGCTGAATAATCCGACTGATTTATACTCTGAATTTGGTCCAGCACCGCATCCATTGCAGAGTCCTGATGATGACAGCATGGATTGTAACGGAAATTATAGAGTAGCCAGTTTCTTTTCAAGGTTCTATCCTGAAAAAGCAATACAGGTAACTGGAAATGTATATCGGTCACGATTGGAAGATGCAGAAAGTGATATGTACATCCTTCCGTGTACAATTAATATGGATGATAATTGCGTAGAAGGACAAGCATGTTATGAAATTTATCTTGTAGCTCCTGATAAATCCGTAGTTCCGTTATGCAATACGATTATGGCGTGTGATCTGATTAAATCTGCTGTGAAAGATTTATACATGCAGATAGAGGTATTGGCATCTCACGTAAATATTGATAACAAGGCAAGGAGTGTTATTGATGCATATTTAAATAAGGACAAAAAGGTTCTCTCAAAGACTTTTAAAGTACCAGAACCTTCAAGTGATGATTTTATGACTGATATAGATCTGCCGTTTAAATAGGAGGTGGTGCTGATGCAGAGAATTGAAATCAGAAATCTTAACAGCAACAAACCCACAAAGCCAAGAATGTTTGATGCATTGATTGACGATGAAGGAAAGATATATTTTGAATCAAAAGTACATAAAAATCCGGAAAGGATAGCACTGACGGATGTTATGAAACAAATTGAAGAAGCACAGACAAGCTACTGAGCCCTGATCCATAATTTATGAGATACTATATGCCAGAGTTGTTACTGCAATCGAAAGATTGCGTAGCAGCTCTATTTTTTTGTCCTTTTTTAGGTTGGTTCAGAAAAGTTTACTTGCTTTTATACATTGCAGTGAACAAAGTATTAAAGATTTTCAGGAACAGAAGGGAGAACAAGTATATAGATGCCTGACTACGATACGTATTTGGGCAATATGGATGTTCTTCTGACCGATGAGATTCAGTTCAGTATTGGAGATAAAAATTACCTAACCTTATATATTCTCCGTTTGTAAAAATTCAAAACACGATTTTTTTCATAATAAAAAAGCGAATAAAGAGAAGAAGGTAATAGGAAAAAATTTTCAAGAAAAAAATCGAATAGGAAATTAGTCTTCCTATTTGGATTTTATATTTCTATCAGACAAGGACGAAGGGAGGTGAAAAGCTGTGAGTGCAAATGAGCGAAGAGCTGAGATCATGCGAATCATGGTCGCACGAAGACAAGAGAATATGCAGGTTTTAGCTGCTGAGCTTGGTGTTACGGATAGAACTATCCGAAATGACATTCTTGTGCTTACGGCTGAGTATCCTCTTGAAACTACTAGAGGTAACGGAGGCGGTGTCCGTATCGCTGACTGGTATCATCCACATAAAAATATTTTTTCACAGGATCAGATTTCGGTTTTGGAACAGTTGATGGACAAGGCTGATGATGAACAGAAAAAAGTGCTTGACCAGATGCTCCGTGAATACGGCTCTAACAAGTATAGTCCTGCAGTCTAGGACAGGCGGATGACGATCTGCCATCCAAGTACATTATTGACGAGTACCCACGGCCATGAGAGCCGAATGTGAAAGGATGATTTTATTATGAAAAAGAAAATTTTTATCTGCAGCCCTTATCGGGGCAGAGTCGAGGAAAACAAAAAGAATGCAGTGAGCTACGCAAGGATCACTGCCATGTCAGGTGACGTTCCAATCGTACCACATCTCTATTTCCCATCATTCCTCGATGACAATATCCCAAACGAGAGAATGACAGGCATCGCAATGGGTATTGAACTCATGGATATGTGCGATGAGGTGTATGTGTTCGGTTTTGACATCACGGAGGGCATGAAGTTTGAACTCGACCATGCAAAGGAAACGAGGAAGCCTGTAAGGCTTTATGATACAGATTTCAATCCCGTGAATGTCAGAACCATTCCCGTGGATGAACGTGCAGATGCCAGATACAAGGGCATCATCAGAAATCTGAAGGTGCTGAAGTAGGAGGTCCGCCATGTCAGGAGTCAATGTCCGTTACGGACTGTATCCAGGTGACCGCCTTATGGTCACTGCCGGAAAGAAAAAGAAGAGAGCAACCGTAGTAAAGGAGTACCCGTTCCATATTCTGATGGACTGGGGAAAGTATAAGTCCAGCGTAAACAAAATCGATGTGTATACAGGTGATGTGAAGCTGGCACGTATTTGAAAGGAGAAAACGCCATGAGTGAGGCATTGTTATTAGTGGCCGAGGGCTACGAACAGATTGCTGCAGGAATCAGAAAGATGGTTGTAGCACAGAAGGATACACCAAAGAAAGAGGAGAAGCCTGTGAAGAAGGCAGAAAAGAAGGAAACTCCTGTGGAAGATGCACCGAAGGATGAGGCCGCCCAGAAGGAGAAAACAGTGGACAGAAAGACGGTCCGTGCTTTCCTTGCGGACAAGTCCAGATCAGGAAAGACATCGGAAGTTAAGAACCTAATCGAGCAGTTCGGATTCCAGAAGCTGTCAGACGTTCCTGATGAGAAACTGCCGGAACTGTATGAGAAAGCGCAGGTGCTCTAATGGGCGGACACGCAAGGTTCTCCCCATCGTCCGGCAAAAGACGTCTGGAATGCCCTCCATCATTACTGTTGGAGGAGCAGTTCCCGGATGAAGAATCTCCCTTCGCAGCAGAAGGGAGTGTCGGACATGCGATGGCAGAGTACCTCATCAATAAGTATCTGAAGAAAAGGACTAAAAGACCTGTATCTGATTATTATTCGGATGAACTGCTCGAAGCCGTGGATGATTACGTGGAATATAACATCACCCAGATTGAACAGGCAAGGAAGGACTGTGATGAACCATTCATCGGAGTGGAGCTGAAGGTCAGCCTGGCACACAGGATCGAAGGATGTTTTGGTACTGCAGATATGGTGGTGGTCGATTCCCATAAGATCCATATTATCGATCTGAAGCTCGGCAAGGGTGTGGTGGTCGATGCAGAACAGAATGTCCAGCTTATGATCTACGGACTGGGAGTGTTGGACATACTTGGTTTCTTATATGAGATCGACACAGTGGAGCTTACCATTGTCCAGCCGAGAATCGAGCATTTTTCCACCTGGGAGATATCAGCCGGGGAATTGCTTGCATGGGGAAAGGACGTTCTTGAACCGGGAGCAGCAAAGGCTCTTTCAGGCGAGGGAGAGTTTAAAGCCGGAGACCATTGCCGATTCTGCAAGGCAAGATTTACATGCCGTGCAAGGGCAGAGGAATATTTAAAACTTGCACAGATGGAATTTGCCGAGCCGGCCCTTATGTCGGATGAGGAAATTGCAGAGGTTCTTTCCAAGGCAGATGCCCTGAAGAAATGGGCAGAAGAAGTTTACACCTATGCACAGAATGAGGCGGTGGTCAACCACAAGGAATGGCCGGGATACAAGCTCGTTCTGGGAAGAAGCAACCGTAAATATACGGATGAAGATGAAGTGGCAGAGGCAGCACAGAAAGCCGGATACACGGACATCTATAAAAAGAGCCTGATCGGCATTACCGAGATGGAAAGGCTGATGGGTAAAAAGAAATTTAATGAAATTCTTGGTTCACTGGTGTACAAGCCTGACGGCAAGGTGACACTGGTGCCGGATTCAGATAAAAGAGAAGCAGTTAAAACAGCAACCGCAGAAGCGGATTTTAAGGAGGACTAAATTATGACAACAGCTAATTTAACAAAAGTAATCGTACCTTGCAGACTCAGCTATGCACACCTGTGGGAGCCGGATTCCATCAACGGAAGCGAGCCGAAGTATTCCGTATCCTGCATCATCGACAAGAATGATAAGGAAACCATCGCCAAGATCAAGAAGGCAATCGAGATCGCTAAGGACGAGGGAAAAGGCAAGTGGGGCGGTAAGATCCCGGCGAACCTGAAGACTCCGCTCAGAGACGGTGACATCGACAGACCTGAAGACGAGGCATATGCGGACAGCATGTTCTTAAATGCCAACAGCAAACAGGCCCCTCAGATCGTGGACAGACAGGTACAGCCGATCCTTGACCAGAGCGAGGTATATTCCGGCTGCTACGGAAGGGTATCCATTACTTTCTATGCTTACAACAGCAACGGAAATAAGGGTATCGCGGCAGGACTTGGAAATGTACAGAAGTTAAGGGATGGAGAACCTCTCGGTTCCAGAGCTAATGCCAAGGATGAGTTCGAGGCAGTAGATGCAGAAGACGATTTCCTCTCATAGGAGCACAACGGCAGTTTTAAACCGGGCGGTGGTTTCCACCGTCCGTGTACATAAAGGAGATGTTATTTCATGGAAGAACTGATGAAAGAGCTTAACAGCATAAAAAAGTATATCCCGTATAACACATACCGCACCATCAAGGGACAGATGAAGTCCGGCAATATGGCAGCAGCAAGAACGGGGATCAACAGAATAAAGAAAAGAGTGGAGGGACAGTCTTATGGGCACGCTTGCAATTGATATTGAAACTTACTCAGATGTATCGCTCCCGGATTGCGGGGTACATAGATATGCAGCATCGGAGCAGTTCGAGATCCTTTTATTTGCATACAGTCTGAATGACAAACCGACAAGGATCATTGACCTTGCATCCGGGCAGACGATGCCGGATGAGATCATGGAATGCCTTATGGATGATTCCGTGGTAAAAACAGCATTCAATGCTGCCTTTGAGCGTAACTGTATCAACCGATTCTTCGGGCTTTCCTTAAAGCCAGAAGGATGGAGATGCACGGCAGTTCAGGCATCCATGCTGTCGCTTCCGCTGTCACTGGAAGGCGTGGGCGAAGCACTCAACCTTGATAAGAAAAAGATGTCGGAAGGCAAAGACCTCATCCGATATTTCTGTATGCCGTGCAAGCCTACCAAGGCAAACGGGGGAAGAACAAGAAACCTTCCGTCCGATGCTCCTGAGAAGTGGGAGCTGTTTAAGACATACTGCATCCGTGACGTGGATGTGGAAAAGCAGATCAGAAACAAGCTGGCGAAATTCCCGATACCAGACAGGGAACAGGAGCTTTACTGCATGGACCAGAGGATCAATGACCGTGGAATCATGGTTGACCGTGAACTGATCAGCCATGCAGTGGCGTGTGACCTTTTATATAAGGAAGTAGCATCCAAGAGGGCATATGAGATATCAGGACTGGAAAACCCGAACAGCGTATCACAGCTTAAGGAATGGCTGAATGAAAAAGGCATCGAGGTGGATTCCCTTGCCAAGGCTGCCGTGGAAGAACTGGTCGAGAAAACGGAAGGGGAAGTATCTGAAATGATGAAGCTCAGGCTTGCCATGTCAAAAACCTCGGTAAAGAAATATGAAGCGATGGAGCGTTCTGTTTGCCCGGATGGAAGGGTGCATGGATTATTACAGTTTTACGGGGCCAACCGTACAGGAAGATGGGCCGGCAGACTCGTACAGATCCACAACCTTCCGCAGAACCACATGGAAGATCTGGAACTGGCACGCTCCATCGTAAAGGAAGGCAGATATGACCTTGTGGAGCTTTTATATGATTCCACCCCTGAGGTGCTGTCGGAACTGATCCGTACCGCATTCGTGGCAAAGCCGGGATGCAGATTTATTGTCAGCGATTTTTCCGCAATCGAGGCGAGAGTCATGGGATACCTTGCCGGAGAGGGATGGGTCATGGAGGAGTTCCGTGGTGCAGGAAAGATCTATGAGCAGACGGCATCCAAGATGTTCCATATCCCGATCGAAGAAATCACAAAAGGAAGCCCGTACCGTGCAAGGGGAAAGGTTGCATCACTTGCCTGTCAGTATGGAGGTGCGGAAGGTGCGCTTGTCAGCATGGGAGCACTAAATTTTGTGGAAGAAGAGGAACTGAAAGGGCTGGTACAGTCATGGCGGACTGCCAATCCGCACATCGTGAATTACTGGTATGAGATCGACGGTGCGGTAAAGGCTGCCGTGAAAGAGCGGAAGATGACAAAGGTCGGAATGGTGACGGTATATTACCAGTCCGGGATGTTAAAGATTGCACTGCCGTCCGGAAGGGTGCTGTCCTATGTAAGACCAAGGATGACCGTGAACCGCTTCGGCTCGGAAAGTGTCAGCTATGAAGGAATCGGCACGAACCGCAAGTGGACGAGGATCGAATCTTATGGCGCAAAATTCTGCGAGAACATCGTCCAGGCAACCGCAAGGGATGTACTGGCAGAGGCAATGCTCCGTCTGGAAAAGAAGGGATTTGATATCGTGTGCCACATCCATGATGAAGTGGTGCTTGAAGTGCCGGAGGGGGCATCCTCGGTGGAAGAAGTCAATGGGATCATGGCGGTATGCCCTGACTGGTGTGAGGGGCTTCCGCTTAAGGCTGCCGGATTTGAAAGTCCGTTTTACAAGAAAGATTAGGAGGAACTTATGGGAGGATGCAACAGGGAAGGGTATCCGGATCCGACCGCAGGTATTGCAATCGGACGGGTCATGAAACAGGAAAAGCGTAAAAAGAAGGAGGTAAAGAAGGATGTTCGTATCGATCGGAAACTCAAGAATGGACAAAAAGTTTAACTGCACGGATATGACATATGAAGATTTTGTCAGCCGTCTGTCCAAGACAAAATATACTGCGGAAACAATGGAGCAGTACAGGAAGATGCCGAAAGGGCAGCAGGACAATATCAAGGATGTCGGAGGATTCGTCCTTGGAAAGCTGAAGGGCGGACGCAGGAAGAAGGACTGTGTAATCTCCAGATCCGCCATCACGCTTGATATGGATTACGGAACACAGGGCATCATTGATGAACTGGAAATGTTCTTTGACATGAAGATGGTGGTGTATTCCACACATAAACATACGCCGGAGAAGCCGAGACTGCGTATCATCATATTCCTGACAAGGGATGTGACACCTGATGAGTACGGGGCAGTCAGCCGTATGCTTGCATCGGATATCGGCATCGAGCTTTTCGATGATTCCACCTATGAACCATCAAGACTCATGTACTGGCCGAGCACTTCCAGTGACGGTGAGTATGTATTTCAGGAAATCGAAGGGAACGAAGTTGATCCCGATGAAGTGCTGTCCCGTTATAAGGACTGGCATGATGTATCAGCGTGGCCGGTCAGCAACCGTCAGGCATCCGTTGTGCAGAGGGATATCAAAAAACAGGCTGATCCGCTTTCCAAGGACGGGCTGATTGGAGCCTTCAACCGTACATACACGGTGACACAGGCAATCGACAAATTCATCCCGGATGTGTACAGGCATTCAAGGGCAATCCCCGGAAGATACGATTATATCCCGGCGGACTCTGCTGCCGGAATCGTAGTCTATGATGATCTGTTTGTATACAGCCACCATGCAACAGATCCATGCTGCGGAAAGCTGATGAATGCGTTTGATGTGGTAAGGCTTCATAAATTCGGTGACAAGGATACAAGGGCAGCTGAAGGGACAGAGCCTGGAAAACTCCCATCTTTCAAAGCCATGCAGGATTTTGCTTCTGCAGATGAAGAAGTGAAGAACACGCTTGCCAGGGAAAGACAGGAGCTGGCGGTACAGGAATTTTCCGCAGAGACGGATGAGGACTGGCAGAACAAGCTGGCACTTGACCGCAGGGGAAATATCAAGGATACACTGCAGAACATTGCACTGATCATCCGCAATGATGAGAATTTCAAGCACATCGTGTACAACGAGTTCAAGGATACCATTGATGTCATCGGTCCGCTTCCGTGGAAACAGGTAAAGCCCGGATGGAACGATTCTGACCTTGCGAATGCAAAGGTGTATTTCGAGAGGGTGTACGGGATCTGGTCACCGACCAAGTTTAAGGATGCACTGCTTGCCGTGGTGTCATCCGACAGGCTCTACCATCCAATCAAGGATTATTTTGCAACGCTTCACTGGGACGGACAGGAGCGTATCGATACACTGCTCATCGACTATTTCGGTGCGAAAGATTCACCATACACAAGGGCGGTCATCCGCAAGACACTGGTGGCTGCGGTAGCACGTATCTATAAGCCGGGAGTAAAGTTCGACTCCATCCTCGTGCTGAACGGTCCTCAGGGAATGGGAAAATCCACCTTCTTTGCCATCCTTGGAAAGCAGTGGTTCTCGGATTCCTTATCCATTTCAGATATGAGGGATAAGACTGCTGCCGAGAAGCTGCTCGGAAACTGGATTCTTGAGATCAGTGAGATGAACGGTATCCGCAAGACGGAAGTCGAGGTAGTAAAGTCCTTTGTCACCCGTCAGGATGATAAGTTCCGTCAGGCATACGGGATCAATGTAGAGTCGCATCCGAGAAAGTGCATCATTGTGGGAAGCACCAACTCCGAGGGCGGATTCTTACGTGACGTTACAGGTAACAGAAGATTCTGGCCAGTGCATGTGCCGGGGACAGGAAAACACCACCCGTGGGAGCTTGACTGTGTCGACCAGATCTGGGCAGAGGCGATCCATCTGTATAACGAAGGCGAGGAGCTGTTCTTAAAAGGTGCGGAGGCAGAGGAAGCATACAAGATGCAGCAGGAGGCAATGGAGTCGGATGACCGTGAGGGCATCGTGCAGGACTATCTTGACAGACTGCTGCCAGACAACTGGGCATCAATGGATATCTACCAGAGAAGGGCATTCCTTGGCGGAGGAGAGTTCGAGACGGTCGGTGTCAAAGGAACGGTCATGCGTGAGCGTGTGTGCATCATGGAGATCTGGGTGGAGTGCTTCGGCAAGGAACGCCAGAACTTAAAGAAGGCAGATTCCTATGAGATCGAAGGTATCTTAAACAAGATCGGGGGATGGAAGAAGTATGATTCTAATACCACGGGCAAGACCAAAGTCCCCCTTTACGGAGTGCAGAAGACTTTTGTGCGGATGGATGAGAAACCAGAGGAAACCCGTTAGACGGTTTCCGAGGTTTCCCAGATGCAGATGGGCAACGGTAGTCGGAAACCGTGCTGACACCTTGGAAAATAAGGGGCTGCGGTTCTTAGTTTCCCAGTTTCCCATTAAATCCAGTTGAGAATAAAAATAAAGATAAAAAGAGCAATTCATGTATATATGCGCGTATAGGAGTTAAAGGCATATGGCAACCGCAATCGGCAAAGGAGGTATCTGGTTTTGCTAGAAAGTACAGTAGAGAGACATTTGAGGGAAGAAGCTAAAAAGCGGAAAGGCATGGCGTTAAAGTTCGTATCACCCGGTATGAATGGAGTGCCTGACCGCATCGTCCTGATGCCGGACGGGAAAATGGCATTTGTGGAACTGAAAGCACCGGGGATGAAGCCGAGACCGCTTCAGCTGAAGAGAAAGCGGATGCTTGAGAGGTTAGGATTTCTCGTTTATGTAGTTGATAATATCGAACAGATCGGAGGTATTCTTGATGAAATACAAAGCACATGATTATCAGCAGTATGCAACAGATTTTATAATCGGACATCCCGTGAGCTGCCTGATCCTTGACATGGGACTTGGCAAAACGGTCATCACGCTTACGGCACTGTGGCTTCTGCTGTTTGACTATTTTGAAGTAAGACGGATCCTGGTGATCGCACCGAAGCGTGTGGCAGAGACCACATGGCCGGCAGAGATAAAAAAGTGGGAGCATCTTTACGGCATGACATTTGCCGTGGCAATGGGAACTGCAGGGCAGAGAAAGGAAGCACTTCTGTCAGGAGCCGATGTGACGATCATCGGAAGGAACAATGTTTCATGGATGACAAAAAACATATTTTTTGATTTTGACATGGTCGTGATCGATGAGCTGTCGAGCTTCAAGTCCCCGAAGGCACAGAGATTCAAAGACCTGAAAAAAGTAAGACCGATGGCAAAACGTGTGGTCGGGCTTACGGGGACACCGGGAAACCTCATGGACTTATGGGCAGAGATAGGGATCCTTGATATGGGGCAGAGACTTGGAAGATACATCGGAGGATACCGTGACAGGTTCTTCCTTCCGGATAAGCGGAATCGTGAGATCATCTTTTCGTATAAGCCAAGGGATGGAGCAGAAGAAAAAATATATGAACTGATCTCAGATATCAGTATTTCCATGAAAGCCGTGGATTATCTTGATATGCCGGAATGCATAAGCAACCGTGTGACCGTATCCATGTCGGAATCAGAACAGGAACTTTATGACAGGATGGCAGATGAAATGATCCTAGAATACGGGGAAGGACAGGACATTGATGCGGTAAATGCAGCAGCCTTAAGCAACAAGCTCCAGCAGATGGCAAACGGTGCGGTCTATGATGAATCCGGCAATGTCCGTAATATCCATGACAGAAAACTGGATGCACTGGAAGACCTGATTGAATCGGCAAACGGAAAACCGCTTCTGGTTGCATACTGGTTCAAACATGACAGGGAGCGGATTTTGAAACGGTTTCCTGCAAGGGATATCAATACAAAGAAGGATATCGAGGACTGGAATGAAGGAAAGATCTCTGTGGCACTGATCCATCCGGCATCGGCAGGACACGGACTGAACCTTCAGGAAGGCGGTTCGACCATCGTGTGGTTCTCGCTTACATGGTCCCTTGAACTGTATCAGCAGTTGAATGCCAGACTTTACAGACAGGGACAGAAACACACGGTTGTCATAGAGCATCTGGTGACAGAAGGAACGGTCGATGAAGATATCCTCCGGGCAATCGGGAAGAAGGATACTACACAGAATGCAATGATAGAAGCAGTAAAGGCAAGGATTGGAGGTATGACGGATGACGGCAGAAGTAATGATGAAGGAATATAAGAACATGAAAAAGGAACTGACCGTGACTGAGTTCCAGCTCCGTCAGTTTCAGGGAGTGAGCGAACAGGACATGATCGATTCCATGCTTTATTCCCATCAGGAAGGGGAAAGGGTGCAGACGAGCACTCTTTCCGATAAAACAGCAAACATAGCAATCAAGTATAAGGCGGCAATGGAACGGGAAAATGACGAGTGGTACGATTTCCTTTTCCACAGATATATGTTCCTGAAAGAAGAACTGGATTTTTTCGAGCATGCAGTGAACGGACTGGATGAAAGACATAGAAGCATTATCACGGATCTTCTGGATGAGGACATGACATGGGACATCATGATGGAAAGATACCATGTGAGTCATACGATGATCGGGAAATACAGAAAAGCAGCATTGAAGGAACTGGATAAACAGTATGAATTGAGGGACAGACAGGTGGAAGCCTTTGTCCTTGGATAGGAGGTTTTTATGTGTAAGCGTGGAGATATTTATTATGTGGATTTCGGAGAGAAGGCCGGAAGCGAACAAGGCGGTGTCCGTCCGGCACTGGTGGTAAGCAATAATAAGGCAAATAAGCATTCACCTGTTGTTACGGTCATTCCGCTGTCGGCAAGGGTGTGGAAAAAGAAGTATCTTCCGACCCATGTGCAGATCCCGCTGAAGAAAAGCAGCGGTCTGAATAAACCGAGCATGGCACTGGCGGAACAGGTGGAGACTCTTGATAAAACAAGGCTCGGAGAAAGAATCGGGGAAGTGCTGGATGACATGGTCATGGAGCAGATCACCGTGGCGCTCCAGATACAGATAGGCGCATATGCAGAGTACAATTAAGGCAGTCAGACGGCTGTCTTTTTTGTTTGTGTTATGGTAAAATCTTAATATGCTTTTAATGTGTGAAATTGGGAAGGTGTGATATTTTATGTCTTATGAAGAAGATTATAGAGAACCTTATCGTGCAAAATGTGCTTGCGGTCAGGGTTATTTACAATTTTATAGGATACATCTGTCAAATGACTGGGGACAGGAAAAAGAGAATGATACGGCTGTTGAGATTTTCTGCGAAAGTTGTAAGAAAAAATATCATTATGAGGGAAATCACGGAAGCGATTATTTAGTTCCAGACGGATTATCATTTCCAAATCAGATTCCTGAATTGAATAGAAAATATTCTTATAACGATAAGGAACAGCTTGTAAAAAAATATGGACGGGAAAGAATAGAGGCTATGGTAGCAGATATGACTGCACCAAAGCATCGTTTTATAAAAAATCTGGAAAATGACGATGCAATTAAATTTGCAAACCGCTGGGCGCAATGGTATAGAAAAAAATCACTGTCACCGATGATTTCATATTTACAAAATATTCTGGATCAATATAGTGATTTAGAGAGCAGCATTGAGTGTAAAAAACCATACAATGAAAAGTATCATCAGGAAATGGATGCTTTTTCAAAGATGGAAAAGGAAACAGAGAAGAAGAGTTATAGGCTGTCATTCCAATATGATAAACAAAAGGATGAAGCCGATAAAGAGAGAAGAAGACGGGAGCAGGAACGTTATGAAGAAGAACATCGATATGATGATTTTGAGGCAGTTGTTCATTACGATCCGTCATATAAAAGGGATTTTTCCAATCAATATTGGGACAGTTATTTTATAAAAGAATGTACAGATATGCAGCATCTCTCTTTAGATAAGCCGGAATATGGAAAACCAGTAATAACAATTGCAAAAGAATATGCCTGTGTGTGCCGGATTTGTGGAAAGGAAGAGAAGATACTTTCATCTAGCATGAAGATATCATATGATGAGGAACGAGGATATTATCTGAAAAAAAGCTGTGGCTGTCACGGTGTTTCATCTTTTGAAGCAAAAACAATGGATATATTAGATCAACTGGGAATTACTTATATCCGGGAAAAATCTTTTGATGGCTTGGTTGGAGATTCCGGAAAGAACCTTCGGTTTGATTTCATATTGTCAAAATCAGTAGACGAAACTGGGAAAGCAATATTTGATCTGGCAATAGAATTACAGGGACCACACCATTATAAAAAAGGATATTATGATGAGTTCGGTACATACGTAACAGACGATTGTTCGGACAATAAAAGTATAAATGACAGGTTTGAGCGTCAGCTTAAATACGATGATAAAAAGAAGAAATATTGTCAGCAGCATGGAATCAGCTTAGAATGCATTAAATATACGGCATCTAATGATATTGATCGTTTAGAAAAGATGCTTAGAAATATTTTGAAACAGCACGGATATCGATATTTCGTTGAGAACGAGAAGCATGGTGAACAGATGGTGTACTAGAGGTGCACTAAAGGTGTACTAAGGGTGTACTGACTTTTTATTTTACAGGTGTTATGATTAAGATGGCAAAAAGGGAAGGGAGCAGAAATGCTCCTTTTTATGTTGCCGTAAGGCGGTGTCTTTCCAATCCTTTCACACCGCCCGTGTACATAGAAGGGAGGAATGGCAGATGCCGATGAAACCAAAGAAACCGTGCAGACACCCCGGATGTCCGAAGCTGACAGACGGTCTGTACTGTGAGGAGCATAAAGCACTGCACCGTGGTGACAGGGCGAGCAGCAGCAAGCGTGGTTACAACAGGCAGTGGCAGAAGGCAAGGGCGAGGTACTTAAAAGCACATCCTTTGTGCGTGCAGTGCATGAAGGAAGGAAAGGCTGTGACCGCCACCGTGGTCGACCATGTGAAGCCGCACCGTGGTGATCCTGTTCTGTTCTGGGACGAGAAGAACTGGCAGAGCTTATGCAAACCTTGTCATGATAAAAAGACATGGAACGAGGATAACAATCCTGAGTATCGGTTCTGATGGCAGACCGTGGGGGTATCAAAATCTCTACGGAGCGAGCCACTGAAGACCGATGGCCCCCTTTGCGTGAATTTTCGCAGAATTAAACAGGGGGGATATAAAAAGGGTATGGTAATTTTCGCAGAATGTACTTAAAACACGGCAAAAAGGGGTATTTTCTTTTGCCGGAAAATCAGGAAAAACGCAATATTTAAGGCTAGAAAACAGTGTAAAAACATTGTTTTTCCGGTCTTTTTTTGTGTGCCGGAAGGAGATGAGAAAGGATGACGGACGCACAGGCAAAACAGATCAACGAGATGCGGATGAAGGGGATGGGCTATAAAGCCATCGGAATGGCAATCGGACTGTCCCGTGACATCGTAAGAAATTACTGCAAGAGACATAACCTTGCCGGGTATGCCACGGTGGTTTCAAAAAATATGAAACTCATGGTGGACGGTAAAGAGGTGTGCCATTTCTGCGGTAATCCGATCACGCAGCCGAAGACTGGCAGACCGAGAAGGTTCTGCTGCGAAAAATGCAGAAGGGAATGGTGGAAGGCACACCCGGAAGCAGTGAAGAAAAGCGAGAAGGTTTCCTACACGCTTGTATGTGAGCAGTGTGGGAAGTCTTTTATTTCCTATGGAAACAAGAACAGAAAATACTGTGGCCGTGAATGTTATTTCCGGCACAGGTTTTTAGCAGAGGAGGATATGGAAGATGCAGTTTCAGAGTTATAAAATAGCAGACCTTATCCCGGCTTCCTATAATCCGAGGAAGAAGTTAAAACCGGGTGATAAGGAATATGAAAAAATCAAGAACTCCATTAAAGAGTTCGGTTATGTCGAGCCGATCATCATCAACTCAGACATGACCATTATCGGAGGACACCAGAGAGCCACGGTCCTTGCAGACCTCGGATACACGGAAGTGGAATGTATCGTGGTCGATATCGACAAGACCAAGGAAAAGGCACTCAATGTAGCGCTTAATAAAATTACGGGCGAATGGAACAAGGAACTCCTGGCTGACCTTATCAAAGACCTTGAGGATTCAGATTTTGATGTCGGCATCACGGGTTTTGAACCACCGGAGATCGAACAGCTTTTTAATTCCGTGCATGATAAGAAGATCACGGAAGATGACTTTGATGTGGAAGCGGAGCTTGCAAAACCGACCGTGGCAAAGACAGGTGATGTATGGCTGCTTGGAAAGCACCGTGTCATCTGCGGTGATTCCATTCTGCCGGAGACTTACGATAAGCTGATGGATGGACAGAAGGCAAATCTTGTCCTGACGGATCCGCCATACAATGTAAATGTTGAGGAGACGGCCGGCAAGATTAAAAACGACAACATGCCGGATGAGGATTTCTATAAGTTTCTGTTTGCTGCATTTGTAAATATGGAGCAGTCGATGGAACAGGATGCTTCCATTTATGTGTTCCATGCAGATACGGAGGGGCTGAATTTCAGAAAGGCATTCAAGGATGCAGGTTTTTATCTTTCCGGGTGCTGCATCTGGAAGAAGAACGCACTGGTCCTTGGAAGAAGTCCGTACCAGTGGCAGCATGAGCCGTGTCTGTTCGGATGGAAGAAAGGCGGGAAGCACCAGTGGTATTCCGACAGGAAACAGACCACCATCTGGGAATATGACCGTCCGAAGGCGAGCAAGGACCATCCGACCATGAAGCCTGTGGCGCTTATGGCGTATCCGATCCAGAACTCCTGCATGAGCAACTGCATCGTGCTTGACCCGTTCCTTGGTTCCGGCTCTACGCTGATCGCATGTGAGCAGACACACCGTATCTGCTACGGCATCGAACTGGATGAGAAGTTTGTGGATGTGATCGTAAACCGCTATATTGAACAGTGCGGTTCGGATGTGGATGTATTTGTCATCCGTGACGATATGAAAATTTCATATCAGCAATTATGCAAGGGAGGGCAGTATAATGAAACAGATGACCTTCCTTGATCTATGTTCCGGCATCGGCGGTTTCAGGCTCGGTCTTGAAACTGCCGGCCATAAATGCATCGGGTACTGTGAATATGATAAATTTGCAAGAGCCTCATATGAGGCAATGTATGATACGGAAGGAGAGTGGAAAGCTCATGATGTCACAAAACTCAAACCCGAAGATGTCCCCTATGCAGACATCTGGTGCTTCGGATTCCCATGCCAGGACATCTCCGTTGCCGGAAAACAGCGGGGACTGGTCGGAAAAAGAAGTGGAATATATTACAACATTATTGACCTCCTCAAAGGCAAAGAGGAAAGTACTAAACCCTCATACCTACTTGTTGAGAACGTTAAGAATCTGTTATCGATTAATGCAGGATTCGACTTTGCCTCAGTTCTGTCTGAAATGGACGAAGCAGGGTATGACTGTCGGTGGCAGGTGCTTAACTCCAAAAACTTCGGAGTCCCGCAGAACCGTGAGCGTGTGTTCATTATCGCAAATCTTAGAAGCAGAGGTAGACGAGAAATACTACCTCTCACAGGAGAAAACGCAGCAGCTCTTAACCAGCTTATAGGAGGTATGCAGGGTTACCGTGTTTATGGGACGGACGGCATCTCTGCAACCCTTGTGGGGAATGCGGGCGGTGTCGGGGCCAAGACCGGGCTTTACTTCATCGATCAGAGCAACCATGATCCGAAGATCACGGATACGGCAAGATGCCTGACTGCCAGATACACAGCCGGGATGACCAACCATTCGGCAATGAACTCAGCCGTGCTAGAAGTCCACCCTGTGCTTACCCCGGAACGAATGGAGAAAAGACAGAACGGCAGAAGGATGAAAGAGGACGGAGAGCCAATGTTCACGCTGACCTCACAGGACAGGCATGGTGTGTATGTCTGTGAGAAGGCGGATTCCGTAAAGGTCAGAAATGCAACCAAGGCAGGATACGATGTTGCACATGAAGGTGACGGCATCAATCTTGCTTATCCCGACAGCGTGACCAGACGGGGAAGGGTCGGGAAAGGATGCTCCCAGACTCTGGACTGCTCCGGGCAGATGGGAACGCTCATGAGTGGCGGACGCATCCGAAGGCTGACACCGAGGGAGTGCTTCCGTTTACAGGGATTTTCAGATGAATTGTTTGACCGTGCATCGGCTGTCAATTCCGATGCCCAGTTATATAAACAAGCAGGAAATGCAGTCACGGCAACCGTGGCTTATGCGATTGCAATGTCACTGCCGGAGTCTAGAAACTGATGAGCCATTTTCTTTTTGGATAGTACCATTATTAGCTTGACTATACGGGCATTCAGAGTGATATATGGTACTACCAAAAGGAAAGGAGCACAGCAGAATGGAAATTATTACAAACGCTAAGAACAGAAAATCATTGGTAAAAGCCTTATCCGAGCATTTCGGAGAACGGGCAGTTTACCTTGGACCACCAAGTTTTGCATATCAGATTGGAAGTATTACGGTAGATAGGGAATCAAAGGTCATTTTTGAAGATGAAAGCATGGAAGACGATGTGAGAAGGGTGCTTTTCCAGAATGATGTAACAGTAACGGAAGAAACCCAGGAAACACCGCAGGAAGAAAGCGGAAGTGAGGCAGAAATAAAGATTCCAATTGGAGAAATAACACCTCAGGGAATTATCAACCTGATAAACATGATGCATTCCAAACAGTACCTAATTAACAGAGCGGTTGGAAGAAAATGCGTTCTGGTTACAGACAGCCTGACTGATGCACTTGCCGAAGAAGCATTTGAGGATACCAGTGCGACAGTAGATTTTATTACGGAGCATGGTGGATGTAAAGGAATCACATTTGTAGACAGGAATATCAGCTTCACAGAATTCCCACAGACAGAGAACATTATGGAATACTGCAGACTTGCATCAGCAATGGTAAAGAGGGCATCGGAGCAGAAACGTGTGAATCCGAAACAGACCATTGAAGAAAATGAGAAATACTACATGAGGGCATGGCTTGTATCCCTTGGATTCAGTGGAAACGAAGGAAAAGAAACAAGGGCATTTTTCCTTAAGGGGCTGAAAGGACATACGGCATTCAGGACCCCGGAAGATGCGGAAAAATGGAAAGCCAACCGCAAGGCAGAAAAGAGGACAACGGTATGTTCGGAGTAAACAGACAGACATTGGAAAGACTGAGAAAAGAATATCCTTCGGGAACCAAGGTGGAGCTTATCCGCCTTGATGACCCATACCGGAAGATTCCGTCAGGGACCATCGGAACGGTGGAGTTTGTGGATGATGCGGGACAGATTCATACATCATGGGAAGGAAACGGATCACTTGCACTGATTTATGGGGTTGATGAATGGAGAAAAATCAATGGATAAGATAGTGACGGTCTGTTGCGGTAAAGAAGAGGCATGGGAATCGAAGATAGTTGCGGAGCAGTTCTTTCTTTAGGCCATGATGGGTTCTGACGGCAGCGAAAGGGAATGGTATACAAATATTTACATAAAACTGCAGATGGGAATGACCTTCTGCACGGATGATGATTTTTAGGAGGATATGTAATTGAGAGAGATCAGAAAAAAGCTGATAGAGCTTATGGAGACACGGCAGATGAATCTGTCTGAATTTGCTGAAAAATGCGGAATAGAAGAAAACAGGATACAAAAAATTCTCTATGAAAGGGGGAGACTTACTACTTTCGAAGCACATAAGATAGCAGATGCGTTTGGAACGACCGTGGAAGGATTGTTTGACGGAAGACCACTGTCAGATATGGAAGAAAGGAAGCGTGAAAGTGTAGAATTTTATCAAAAGATAACTGAACGGCTTAATGTGATAGCACAGATAAATAAAGCAGATGCCGATAAATTTGCAGAAGTATGCGGATTCAGCAGAAACAGAGCAGTCAGTCTGCTAAAAGGGAAAGGGATACTTACTATTCCGGAGGCAGTCAGTGTGGTTAAGTGTTTTAATGTGTCGATGGATTATATTATGGGGATTTATCCTTATCCACTGCCTACACCACAGGATGAGGATGATGCAAGACTCTATGCTTTAATTGGCAAAATGTCAGTTGATGAACTTACCGAACTAGCTGAAAGGCTGAGAAAAGATCTTAATGGGGAAACGTCATAAAGTACACAGTTTTTCTGCTGATATTTGTGTAGTATATGGTTCACATATAACTGGATATATGTATGGTTTAGAGTGAATATGTATCTACCGGAAGGGAAAAAGAGCACACGGAGGAAGATATGATGGAAATAAAAATCACGACAGCAGAAAGATTAAAAATTGAGCTTTACAGATGCATGAATTCAGCAATCGTTGATTATGGAGATTACACGGTTGCGGTCTGGGATCATTGTTTAAAGGGAAGTATTGCAGAAGTTTATGAGTTAGTTGATACACCGGATGACACAGGATTTGGAAGATGCGAATGCAGGATTTCAAGGATTGAAAGAAAAGAAGAATTTGAAGATATCGGACATGCGATGGCATGGGCACTTACAAAAGTAAAATAGCAGGAAGGGCAGGAAAATGTTTCCTGCCTGTATGCATTTATCTTTGTGTACATTATGGAGCATATAAGACTGGATAAATATGAGGTTTAGAGCGAATATGTAATCACCGAAAGAAAAATAATATGGAAGGTATAGGAGAACGGATATGAAGGAACTTAAAAAATCAATTATCAAAAAGGTAGCGGCCGAGTATGGAATGGATGCAGATTATCTGGAAGACACTGTAAGAGACATGGAGAACGATGGGATACTGGTCAGCAGAGATGATCTTGTAGACATGATTGTAAATGGGGACTGCTAAATGTACGGAGCGGAGGAGACCAATAGGATAGGCTTTTTCGCTCCATATATGTAGACAATATACTGACAGTATTTTGTGTATATTGTGGTGCTGAAATGACTGGATATAATCAGCGTTTAGAGCGAATATGTACCTACCGAAAGGAAAAGTAAAGAAAAAAGCGGAGGTACAAAACATGAAAAAAATTGAAATTTTTGAAAGAGCAATGAACGAGGGAGGAAAACTTAAGGATTACGGAATAAACAGCACATTGTTTGCAGCATATAGAGACTGCCAGGAAACAGGAAACGATAACATTGATTTCAATGGAGTCATCTGGGATTACGATATTCCGGAAATTGTAAAGTCATTAAAGGAAAACGGCATCAGCGAATTTACGATAAGCAGTACATTTTCAAGCCTTATCGAAACCCTAGCAGCATTTGAAAAGAAAGGTATCAGGATGGCGGGACTTACCGAGGTGAATGCAACATACTCGGATTGGAAAACAGGAAAGAAAGCAAAAATTCCAGCAATCAGAATGACACTTTAAGAATAAACACACAAAGCATAGGATCTCTTCGGAGATCCTTTTATTATGCTATTTTTACGAGGAGGTGAGGACAGTGGCACAGAGAGGAAGAAAACCAAAGCCTACGGCAGTAAAGATGCTTGAGGGCAATCCGGGCAAGAGAAGCCTTAACACGGGCGAACCAAAGCCTGAGAAAAAGGCCCCGCGCTGTCCGGCATGGCTTGAGGATGAGGCAAAAAAGGAATGGAAGAGGATGGCAAAACAGTTGGAGCATCTCGGTATCCTGACTGAAATAGATATGGCAGCATTCGCAGGATACTGTCAGGCATATGCGAGATGGAAAGAGGCAGAGGAGTTTATTACACAGCATGGAACTATCGTAAAGACTCCGAGTGGATATTGGCAGCAGGTACCACAGGTATCAATAGCACAGACCTATCTGAAGATCATGAATAAATTCTGTGAGCAGTTCGGACTTACACCTTCTGCGAGAAGCCGTATCGTTACGGACAGCGGGGAAGATAAGCAGAACGATGAAATGGAGCTTCTGCTTGTGAAAGGCGGTGCAAAATAATGTACGACAAGGCAAAAGCAGACCATGCGGTCAATTTTATAAACTGTCTTAAACACACCAAGGGAAGGTGGAGAGGAGTTCCGTTTGAGCTTCTCCCTTGGCAGGATGAGATTATCCGCACCCTTTACGGGACGGTAAAGGAAAATGGGTACAGGCAGTACAACACCTGTTACTGCGAGATACCAAAGAAGAACGGGAAGTCGGAACTGGCAGCAGCCATTGCACTTTATATGACATGCGGTGACGGTGAGTGGGGAGCAGAAGTTTACGGCTGTGCTTCCGACAGGCAGCAGGCTTCCATCGTATTTGATGTTGCTGTGGATATGGTAGACCAGTGTCCAGCACTGAAGAAAAGGATCAAGCCAGTCATGTCAGTGAAAAGGCTTGTATATAAACCGACCAACAGCTTCTATCAGGTGCTGTCGGCAGAGGCATACACAAAGCACGGCCTGAATGTGCATGCGGTTATTTTTGATGAGTTGCATGCACAGCCGAACAGGGAACTGTTCGATGTCATGACCAAAGGTTCCGGCGATGCCAGAACACAGCCCTTGTTCTTTCTGATTACAACGGCAGGAACGGATAGGAATTCCGTGTGTTTTGAACAGCACCAGAAGGCACTGGATATCATAGAGAAGAGAAAAATCGACCCGACCTTCTACCCGGTTATTTACGGGGCATCAGATGAGGATGACTGGTCGAGCGAGGAAGTATGGTACAAAGCCAATCCTTCCCTCGGATACACGATCGATATTGAGAAAGTGCAGAATGCATATATCAGTGCAAAAGAAAATGCAGCAGAGGAGAATGTGTTCCGGCAGCTCCGTCTGAACCAGTGGGTGAAACAGAGTACCAGGTGGATGCAGATGGATAAGTGGGATGCATGTTCCTTTACCGTGAATGAGGAGGAGCTTCTCGGAAGGGAATGCTATGGCGGACTCGACCTTTCAAGTTCCACGGATATCACGGCATTTGTGCTTGTGTTCCCGCCAAGGAATGATACGGAGAAATATGTGATCCTTCCGTATTTCTGGATACCAGAGGATAACATGAGGCTGCGTGTTCGAAGAGATCATGTACCGTATGATGTCTGGGCAACCGAAGGGTACTTAAAGACCACGGAAGGGAATGTCATCCATTATGGATTTATCGAGCAGTTCATTGATGAACTAGGCACGAAGTTTCATATTAAGGAGATCGCATTTGACCGATGGGGTGCTGTGCAGATGGTGCAGAACCTTGAGGGCATGGGATTTACCGTTGTCCCGTTCGGACAGGGTTATAAGGACATGAGTCCACCGACAAAGGAGCTGATGAAGCTGACCTTGGAGGAGCGGATCGCACATGGCGGACATAAGGTGCTGCGGTGGATGATGGATAATGTGTTTGTCCGTCAGGATCCGGCAGGGAACATCAAAATGGATAAGGAAAAATCCACGGAGAAGATCGACGGGGCCGTTGCAACCGTTATGGCACTTGACCGTGCAATCAGAAATGAAGGCAGTGACGGAAGCGTGTATGATGATAGGGGTATACTGATTTTTTAACTTACAGGGTATTAATGTATATGGAAAGTATGATATAATGAGAAAAAAGTCGAAGGAGGCAAGAATATGTTTTCCGTTCCATATACATTTGCGAATGAAGATGAAAGTTATATCACAGTTCCAGCCTTAAAGAGATTTGCGAGAGAAAAGAAAAAAGAAGATCTTAAAACCACGGTAGATCGTCCACAATTAATACAGGATATTGAAAACTATGCAAATCAGTCACCTGAAAAGGAAGAGGAAGTATTAGAGTGGTTGGATCAGGTGCTAGTTGAGGGAATTAAGGATGTACAGATAAAACTTATAGATGATGAGTCATTTACCGCATCATTCATAAATCAGGATGAATTTGTAGAGAAAGTCCTGGAACCGTTAATTGTAAACAGAACAAATAGGCATTTGAATATAGGATACACAGCCTCGTTAGGCGTGTTCAGATATGAAATAACAAATGAGTCGGTGTTTGGTAGAAGAATTCGTTTGTACATGGGAAAATTATTATGTACATTTGATAAAAAACATGGGGCGGCAACAGTACCGTATCCAATTGTAGTAGATGTATATTGTGATGCGGGAATAATAGTTGCCCGTGCAAAATCTAAGTCTGGATTATACAAATATGAAGAAAATTTTGTATTAGAAAAGGCAATACCAACAAAATCAGAAAAAGAAACGGCTTCAGCTATAAAATGGGTGGCAGAAAAACTTGGGCTGAATACTAGAAAAAGCTTTGAGGCAGAAACTGTATTTAAATCCAAACTGTATAATATGCTTGAAAAATATACAAAAACACCGACTGAAATTATAGATTTGATGAATGCAAAAAAGACAGAGATAGATGGAGTAGTTGAAACTGTAATGCATCAAATTTGTAATTTGCGTACAGCATATAGAGAAGATGTAAAATCTAATGTCCTAAATATGGTGGAAAAATATTTTTCTATCAGTTATCCAAACAAGCAAATTTTTATTAAGGATAGGGAAGCATATCCATTAAAATTAAATGCAACAGATGAAGAGGATTCAAAAGTTGAACAGACGGCTGCACTGGAAGAGCCGTTGCAGTCAAAAGCAATATTTTTTGATAATAAAAAAATGTTGCAGAAAAGCCGGGCATGTGATGGCGTGACATTTATGTTTGCAAGATTGAATACCATGTATTGCTCTAGGCAGTTTAAGGTAAAGATAGTAGTGAATAAGGATTATTGTATGCTCAAATTTACAGAGTATACTATGGAGGAGGATATCATTCATGTATTGTTCTCACTTATCGGCACTACAGGGCTTGCTGAATGATGACCAGATACAAAGTTTGGAAACATATTTTAGCAACCTGATTGGTGGTGCTGCAAAAAATATAACAGTATCAAAGTTATCCAGGGCTTTAAATATTTCACCACAAGTGGCAAGCGGGGTATTAACAAAATGCAAAGAAGTTGGAATTGTAAATGTATTTTATACAATTCGATGCCCAGAATGTGGAATGCTCATAAAAAAAGTGGATTCTATTGCTGATATTCCATCAGAGCCATTTGAATGTTATGGATGCAATGAAGAAATTGAAGCAGAACCAAGTGATATTGAGCTTGTATATGCGTTGGAAGATGATAGTGTTTTTACAGAAGGGCAGCAGGAAGAATTAGATTTATCAGCTAGGGCTGTTGTCCCGGAAGATTCTATGGAATCAATATTTCTAGCTGGTAATATAAATGAATACTTGTTTCATCCTACAGATGAGCAATATAAAAAATTAAGTGATATGTATCAGAGCGTTAAAAATGGCTCAGGAACCACAACAAACATAGGAAATAAACTGGAAGATCTTACAGAGTATCTTTTTAATTTATGTCCAGTGTTTAAGGCTGCTGGGGTTCGAACAGCAACTAATCAAATAGATTGTTGTGTCAGAAATAAGATGTATCTTAAATACGGTATATTGGATATAATAGGCGGGAGATTCTTTATTGAATGCAAGAATGAGAGCGAGTCTCCAAAGGGTGGATACATGTCAAAATTACATAGCATTATTTCAAATACCAATAGCGGAGGAAAGGGAAGATGTATTAAATTTGGAATAATTATTTCAAAGAAGAAAGGCCCTAAAACGTTTAAAGCACTTGCAGTAAAATATTATCTTCTTAATGGTGTTGTAATAATTGCAATATGTGGAACAGAGTTAAAAGAACTATTTGATAAAAAAGGCAATTTATTGGATTTGATTGAAAGAAAAGCAAATGAGATAATGCTTGATTCCACAACAGATCTTAAAGAGGCAGGTTTGTATGAGTGGTAACCAACGTTTAATTGCCCAATAGAGTTATTAACAGGAGGCGTTGTATATGAAAAAAATGACTGAGAGTGATTTTGATAAATTGGAAGCAAGTGTTTCGCCAGAGAAATGTGATCATGCAGAAATAGTTAGACTTTACTATTTAGGTACACATACAGATTATGGGTGTATAAAATGTAAATGTAAAAGTGCAAATAAAGAGGATTTTTATAGATAATTTGTTACAAAATACGGCATCTCTTAGGAGGTGCTTTTTTTGTACCCATTTTTAGGAGGTGTCATATGGGAATAAAAAGTTTATTTGGTTTCGGACAGGCGAGGGATAAGCCTGTGGACAAGGCAGCAGATGCAGGATATTCGTTTCTGTTTGGAAGGACAACGAGCGGAAAGCCTGTCAATGAAAGAACTGCAATGCAGACCACGGCAGTATATGCCTGTGTCAGAATCCTTGCGGAGGCAGTCGCATCCTTACCGCTTCATGTATATGAGTATCAGGATGACGGAGGCAAGAAGCTGGTGCATGACCATCCGTTATATTATCTGCTCCATGATGAGCCGAACCCGGAGATGACTTCATTTGTGTTCAGGGAAACACTGATGAGCCATCTTTTAATATGGGGAAATGCCTATGCACAGATCATAAGGGATGGTGCCGGAAGGGTGCTTGGTCTGTATCCGCTTCTCCCGGACAAGATGGAAGTACAGAGAGATGACAGGGGAAATATCTATTATGTGTATTCCAGAAACAGTGATGAAAATCCCATGTTCAAGGAATACGGCAACATCAAGCTGAAAGCCGAGGATGTACTTCACATTCCGGGACTCGGATTTGATGGACTGATCGGTTATTCACCGATTGCGATGGCAAAGAATGCTGTCGGCATGACGCTTGCCTGTGAGGAATACGGTGCGAGTTTCTTTGCAAACGGTGCGAATCCGGGCGGTGTTCTGGAACATCCGGGAGTGCTGAAGGATCCGTCCAAGGTCAGGGAATCTTGGAACTCCGTGTACCGTGGTGTGAATAATGCACACAAGATCGCAGTGCTTGAGGAAGGCATGAAGTACCAGCAGATAGGAATACCGCCGGAAGAAGCACAGTTCCTTGAAACAAGGAAATTCCAGATAAATGAGATAGCAAGACTTTACAGGATACCGCCACACATGGTCGGTGACCTTGATAAGTCGAGCTTTTCGAATATAGAGCAGCAGTCCTTGGAGTTTGTGAAATACACACTGGACCCTTGGGTGATCCGGTGGGAACAGTCACTTCAGAGATCGCTCCTTCTGCCGGGAGAAAAAGGGAAGTATTTCATTAAGCTGAATGTGGACGGACTTCTCCGTGGGGATTATCAGTCGAGGATGAACGGCTATGCAGTCGGAAGACAGAACGGCTGGTTTTCTGCCAATGACATCCGTGAAATGGAGAACATGAACCCTATCCCTGATGAGGAAGGCGGCAACCTTTACCTTGTGAACGGTGCAATGACCAAACTTGCGGATGCAGGGGCATTTGCGGGAGCGGACAACGGAGGGCAGAAGGAAGAAGAAAAACTCCCGGCACAGGAAAACAGCAGAAAGAGAGGTAAACGATGAAGCGGAAGTTTTGGAACTGGATAAAGAATGAAGATGAGAGCGTACCTGATATGGAAAGGACGCTCTTTTTAAATGGCATGATCTCGGATGAAACATGGTACGGGGATGAAGTTACCCCGCAGCTTTTCAAGGATGAGCTGAATGCCGGAAACGGAAATATCACGGTATGGATCAATTCTCCGGGCGGTGATGTGTTCGCAGCAGCACAGATCTACAACATGCTCCGTGACTACAAGGGAAGCGTGACCGTCAAGATCGACGGCATTGCAGCTTCAGCAGCATCCGTTATTGCGATGGCTGGAAATACGGTATGTGTATCACCTGTGGCAATGATGATGATCCACAATCCTGCGACTATGGCAATGGGTGAGGCAAAGGATATGCAGAAGGCGATCGCAATGCTGAATGAAGTCAAGGAGTCCATCTTAAATGCTTATGAGTCCAAGACCGGGCTTACCCGTGCAAGGCTCTCCCACATGATGGATGACGAGACTTGGTTTAATGCCAAGAAAGCCGTGGAGCTTGGATTTGCAGATAAGATCCTTTTTGATTCCGATGAGGATGAGAAAAAGAAAGGACCGGAAGAGCCGGAGAAAAAGCCGGACGAAGGCAGTGAAGGAGAGGAAGAGGAGAAAAAGGATGACGGGGAAAAGGAGAAGAAAAAGAAGCTCCCGTTCCAGCAGGATTCCATGATGTTTTCCACAAAGGCGATGAATGAATCGTTCCTTTCCAAGGTATCCCATACGGATGTCATGATACCAGTTAACCAGTTGGAAAAAAGACTGAGTCTTTTAACACATTAAGGAGGATTTCAAGATGAGTAAGATTTTAGAGTTAAGAGAAAAGAGAGCAAAGGCCTGGGATGCTGCAAAGGCATTCCTTGATGCCAAGAGAACACAGGAAGGGTTTGTATCCGCAGAGGATGCAGCCACTTATGACAAGATGGAAGCAGATGTCGTAAATCTCGGAAAAGAGATCGAGAGGCTGGAAAGACAGGCTGCCATCGATGCAGAGCTTGCAAAGGCAACAAGCACACCGATCACCAATCAGCCGAATGCAAAGACTGACGGTGATGCAAAGACCGGAAGGGCAACGGATGAGTATAAAAAGGCATTCTGGAACAGTATGAGAAACAAGATGTCATACGAAGTACAGAATGCCCTTTCTATTGGTACGGATTCCGAGGGCGGATATCTCGTGCCGGATGAGTATGAGAAGAAACTTGTGGAAGCACTGGAAGATGAAGTATTTTTCCGTAACCTTGCAACCGTCATCAAGACTTCAAGCGGTGACCGCAAGATCCCTATCGTAACATCCAAGGGCGAAGCAGCATGGATCGATGAGGGCGGACAGTTCCCTGAATCTGATGACAGCTTCGGACAGACATCCATCAGTGCCTACAAGCTGGCAACCATGATCAAGGTATCCGATGAACTCTTAAATGACAGTGTGTTCAATATTGAGCAGTATATTTCAAGGGAGTTCGGAAGAAGAATCGGTACAAAGGAAGAGGAAGCATTCTTTATCGGTGACGGCAAGGGAAAACCTACCGGAATCTTCAATGCCACAGGCGGTGCAGAGACAGGTGTTACTGCCAATAATACTTCCATCACCTTTGATGATGTCATGGATCTTTATTACTCCCTGCGTGCTCCATACCGTAACAAGGCAGTATGGCTTCTTAATGATTCGACCGTAAAGGCAATCAGAAAGCTGAAGGATGGAAACGGAAATTATATCTGGCAGCCGTCCGTGAGGGAAGGAGAGCCGGACAGGATCCTCAACCGTCCGTACCGCACATCCATTTATGTGCCGGAGCTTGCAGCAGGAAGCCGTGTCATGGCATTTGGTGATTACAGTTATTACTGGATCGCTGACCGTCAGGGCAGAAGTTTCAAGAGACTGAATGAGCTTTATGCTACAACCGGACAGGTAGGATTCCTTGCTTCCGAGCGTGTGGACGGCAAGCTGATCCTTTCCGAGGCAGTCAAGACACTTGATATCAAGGCTGCCGGAAAGTAGGTGGACGGATGTTCGTAACACTTGAGGAAGCCAAAGGTTATCTCAGGGTCGATTCGTCAGACGAGGATGATCTCATCCTCCGTCTGATGGAGACATCCGACAGCCTGATCTTAAATGTGACAAGGCGTACACGGGCAGGACTGAAACGGCATGAGGCACTTATCCGTACTGCGGAACTGTATGCCATTGCTTATCTGTATGAGCACAGGGAAGAAGCCGATCATAAGGCAATGACGGGAACACTGAAATATCTGCTCTTTGGGATCAGGAAGGAGAGATTCTGATGATTGAACTCATGCGTGAGAGAATCACGATACAGAAAAGCAGTACCAAAACAGATAAGACGGGAAACCACATGCTTGTGTGGGAAGATCATTATAAGTGTTTTTCCTATGCAAACAATTTGTCCGGTAAGGAATACTGGGAAGCAAAACAGGTCAATGCGGAAACAGAACTGGATTTTATTATCCGGTACTGTAGTGAGGTGTCAGGACTTGATACGGAGCATTACCGCATAGTTTTCCGTGGAAGGCTTTATAATATTACATTCGTTGATAATATGCAGTACAAAAATAAATCAGTAAGGATAAGGGCTGCCCTGATAAAGAGGTGATGGAATGGCAGAGAGTAGAACGACCGTTGACGGTCTTGCGGATGCAATCATGGACGGACTCAAAGAGTATGCAGACCTTGCAACAGATACGGTCAAGGATGCGGTAAAAGATGTATCCAAGACGGTAAAGAAGGGTATTCAGGCAAATGCCCCAAAGCGTACCGGTCGGTACAAAAAGAGCTGGACCGTGAAAAAGACAGCGGAAAGCAGCAATTCCCTCACGATGACTGTCCATTCCAAGGACAGATACCAGATTGCACACCTGTTGGAGCACGGTCATGCAAAGAGGGGCGGCGGCAAGGTAGCCGGAAGGGAGCATATTGCTCCGGCAGAGGCAAAAGGAAACAGGGAGCTTCTGCAGAAGATTGAAAGGGGGCTGCGTTCATGACACATGAAGAAGTTATGGCAATGATGGAAGAAATGAATCTTTCGTTTGCTTATGACCATTTTGTGGAAGGCGAATCCCCGGAACCGCCTTTTGCAGTATTCCTTTATCCGGGAAGCAGTAATTTCCCGGCAGACGGCAGGGTATATTATAAATCCAGCCGTCTGAATATAGAAATTTATACGGATCTGAAAAATCCGGAACTGGAACTTACAGTAGAAGCCGTGCTTGACCTGCACGGTATTTTTTATGAAAAAAGCGAAGTATGGATAGAATCTGAAAATCTGTATGAGGTGCTTTATCAGATGGAGGTATAGAAGATGGCTAATAAAAAGAACAAAGTCAAATTTAATATCTGCAATGTGCATTATGCACCGATTACGGTTGCAGAGGAAGGCACGGTCAGTTTTGGAACACCTGTACCGATGCCGGGTGCAGTATCCATCAGCATGGATCCGACAGGAGAGCCGGAATCATTCTATGCAGATGGTATTGAGTATTATGTAATCAATAACAATCAGGGATACGATGGTGACCTTGAACTTGCAATGATCCCTGAATCATTCCGAACGGATATCTTAAAAGAGGAACAGGATGCCAATAAGGTGCTTGTGGAGAATGCAAATTCTGAAACAGGCAGCTTTGCACTGCTTTTTGAATTTGATGGTGATATCCGTAAGATCCGCCATGTGCTTTATAACTGTTCCGCATCCCGTCCGACCATTGAGTCAAAGACTAATGAGGAAGATAAGGAAGTGCAGACAGAAACACTGACAGTAAAGGCAAGACCGATGGCAGACGGATATGTCAAGGCAAAGACAGGAGATTCCACGACAGATACAGTTTATAACAACTGGTATAAGAGTGTGTATCTTCCGACTGCAACTCCGGCACTGGAGCAGCAGTCAGCAAAATCAACCAAGAGCGTATCATAAGGAGGACTAAGACATGGGTATCAGAAAGGATATAGAAATTGACGGACAGATGGTTGCATTCAAGGCAAGTGCAGCCATTCCAAGAATCTACAGATTAAAGTTCCAGAGGGATATTTATAAGGATCTGGCAGTGCTTGAAAAGAGTATCGGGGATGGAAAAGAGGAATCATCAAACCTTGATATGTTCTCGCTTGAGATGTTTGAGAACATTGCTTTTATTATGGCCAAGCATGCAGATCCAAGCATTCCGGACACACCGGAAGAGTGGCTCGATAATTTCAATACGTTTTCAATTTATCAGGTCCTTCCGCAGCTTATTGAACTGTGGGGACTGAATGTAAAAACGGATGTGGAAGCTAAAAAAAACTTCGTCCGACAGAGCGTGAAATGACGACCCCGCTGTTTTTGCTCCGATGTGTGCAGTTAGGTTTATCGATGGCAGATCTTGATATGCTGTCGATAGGGCTTATCAATGACATGTACAGTGAGAGCTGGAATGATGATTACAAGTATGCCGAGCTTGCAACACAGGAAGACTTCGACCGCTTCTGATTGAGACCACGGCCTTTTTCTGTTATACTATCAGCAGAAAAGGCTGTGTTTTTCAGTTATAAATTTCAGAGATGGGGTGAGACTTTGTGGCTGTGTTGAAAAATGCATGTATTCTTCTGATAGTGATTTTTATGGGATGGTTTTACTATAAATTGTCAGTATCGAAAATAACAGCAGCAAGAAATTATGCCTTCTATATGAAGATGATGCTTTTGATAATTTCTTTTATATTAGCATTTGCCGGACAGGATTTTATTGTTATTGGAACATTAGCATTTGGTGGTAGAACGCCAGTAATGCTTTTGATAATTATTGAGATTGTAGATGCTTTTATTGATAAGAGAAAAAGCAAATAAATTATATCCGAAAGGGGGATTTACATTGAAAGATGACCAGTTAAAATATATTCTTCAGCAAATAGATTTAGCTGAGTGTGAGGAAGTCATAGAAAACTACATTTATTATAGCAGAAGACCCGTGAGACAGCGGTGTAGTCATGGTGATGGTACATACGGATATGTTACGGATGAATATGAATTCCTAATTATTGCGGAAAATGGGGAAAAACAGGCTATCATATTAAGATGCGGAAGAATCGATCTTCACTGGTACGTTTTGAGAAGATGGAGAAAGCATGGTGTTTTGAGTAATGCACTACGAACGGGTATCATAAAAGAAATTTGGCCAGAGAATAAGAAGATTACCTGCTGTTATAGTTATGGTGAAAATTACGAAGAAAAGTTTGAAATGACGCAACATTTAGCTGATATAGCAGGATTGAAATTAGAAGATGATTAATATTACATAGGACATCCGTCAGAAATGGCGGGTGTTTTTATTTTGTTACGGAGCAGAAATGCTCCTTTTTTTGTACCCATTTTTAGGAGGAGGTGAAAGGCATGGCAAGCCGTATTCAGGGTATTACCGTTGAAATTGGTGGTGATACAACCAAACTGCAGAATGCACTTAAAGGTGTGAACGGGCAGATCAAGTCCACCCAGTCACAGCTTAAGGATGTGAACAAGCTGCTGAAACTTGATCCGGGCAATACGGAGCTTCTGGCACAGAAGCATAAACTGCTTGCAGAAGCGGTCAGCGAAACAAAAGAGAAACTGGTTACCTTAAAGACCGCAGCAGAACAGGCAAATACGGCACTTGCCAATGGCGAGATCTCAAAGGAGCAGTACGATGCCCTTCAGAGGGAAATCGTGGAAACGGAACAGGACTTAAAGAATCTGGAAACACAGGCCAACCAGTCCGCTACGGCAGTACAGAAGATTGCAGCAACAGGCGAAAAATTTAAGACGGTCGGTGACAACATTTCCTCTGCTGGACAGAAACTCCTCCCGGTAACAGCCGGGGTGACTGCACTTGGTACGGCATCCGTAACAACCGCAGCCAATTTTGAATCTTCCATGTCACAGGTACAGGCAACAATGGGAATCACCAAAGATGCCATGTCAACGGTAAATGGTCAGTCCGTAAATACAATGGATACCCTTTCAAAGCTGGCAAAGAAGATGGGTGCAGAGACAGCTTTTTCCGCATCTGAGTGTGCGGAAGCATTGAATTACCTCGCCCTTGCCGGATACGATACACAGCAGATGTGTGATACACTGCCGACCGTTCTTAACTTGGCAGCAGCTGGAGATATCGCCCTTGCTGATGCTTCCGACATGGTAACGGATGCGATGTCCGCCCTTGGAATGGGTGTGGATGAAGCAGAAACAATGGTAGACCAGATGGCAAAGACGGCATCTACCACGAATACATCGGTTGCACAGCTTGGTGAAGGAATCCTTACCATTGGTGCGACTGCAAAATCCATCAAGGGCGGTACGGCAGAACTGAATACCGCACTTGGCATTCTTGCAAATAATGGTATCAAGGGAGCAGAAAGCGGTACACACCTTCGTAATATTATCCTGTCCTTACAGAATCCTACGGATAAGGCAGCAGCCCAGATGGAAGCCCTCGGACTTTCCGTATATGATTCTGAAGGAAACATGCGGTCGATGAATGACATTCTTGGTGACCTCAATAAGAGCATGGACGGAATGACATCTGCTGAGAAGTCAAATATCATCAGCACCATTTTCAATAAGACAGACCTTTCTTCCGTAAATGCCCTGCTTGCAAATACGGGGGAAACATGGGACAGCTTACAGAAGTCCATCACGGACAGCGGTGGTGCTGCACAGCAGATGGCAGATACACAGCTTGATAACTTACAGGGACAGATCACCATCTTAAAATCGGCACTGGAAGGCCTGGCTATTTCATTTGGAGAACTCCTGATGCCGGCCATTAAACAGATAGTCGGATGGGTACAGAAGTTTGTTGACTGGCTGAATGGACTGAGCGAGGGAACAAAAAAGACGGTCGTTACGATTGCACTTCTGGCAGCAGCACTCGGCCCTGTTCTTATCGTGATCGGAAAGGTAATATCCGCAGTCGGAACGATCATGACAATCGTTCCGAAGATTGCCGGAGTCATCAATACGGTAAAAGGAGCATTTGCAGCACTTAATACTACAATGCTTGCAAATCCAATCGTTCTTATCATTGCAGCAATAGCTGCTCTTGTGGCTGCCTTTATTTATTTGTGGAATAACTGCGATGGATTCCGTCAGTTCTGGATAGACCTCTGGGAGAATGTAAAACAGGTAGCAATCACGGTATGGAATGCCATAAAAGCTTTCTTTTCACAGGTATGGGAAGCAATCAAGACGATATTCTCGACCGTGTTTGAAGTGATAAAAACGCTGGTAACCACTTATTTCAATTTGTATAAAACCATCATTGAAACGGTATTCAATGTGATAAAGACCGTCATTACTACGATCTGGAATGCAATCAAGGGTGTGTTTACTACAGTTTTCAATGTGATAAAAACACTGGTCACAACGTATTTCAATATCTATAAGACAATTATCCAGACAGTGCTTACTGTTATCCAGACGGTTATCACGACCGTGTGGAATACGATAAAAACGGTCATTACCACAGTGCTGAATGCAATAAAGACCATCTTTTCCACAGTATGGAATGCAATAAAGACGATCATCAGTGCAGTGGTAAGCGGAATCAAGGGACTGATCACGGGAGATTTCACTGCAGTCAAAAATTCCATTACCACGATAATGAATACGATAAAGAGCACCATTTCCACTATCTGGAATACCATCAAGTCCACCATCTCCACGGTGCTTGGTGCAATCAAGGGTGCGGTCACATCCGTATTTAACGGAATTGTAAATGCAGTGAAGAGTGCAATGGGAAATGTCTTAAATGCCGTAAAATCAGGATTTTCCAATGTAAAGAGCCACATCACGGGTCTGGCTTCACAGGCATTTACATGGGGCAAGGATCTCATCATGGGAATCGTAAACGGCATCAAGAGCTGCATCGGTGCAGTCGGGGATGCAGTAAAGAGTGTGGCTGACAAGATCAAGTCATTCCTTCACTTCTCCGTGCCGGATGAAGGTCCTCTTACTGATTATGAATCATGGATGCCTGACTTTATGGGCGGACTTGCCAAGGGAATTGAAAAGAGCCGTGGAATGATCCAGAAAGCAGTCAGCGGGGTTTCTTCCGACATGGTCATCAATCCAAAGGTCAGCGGAGTGGAAAACATGACAGGAAACCCTACGGCACAGCAGACGGAAAGCATCTCAGCAATGCTTTCTGCAATTACTTCTGCAATCCGGGATGTTAAGGGAGACAGCGGAGACATTGTCATTCCTGTATATCTGGGCGGTACAATGCTCGATGAGGTTATTGTATCAGCACAGCAGAGAATGAACTTAAGAAGCGGAGGTAGATAGAATGGCATTTATTCAGTATTTGAAATTTGATGATTTGAACCTGCCTCTGCCAGACTCTTATGATATAGATATATCAGATGTAGAGGCTGACTCATCCGGGGAAACAGAGGCTGGTACTACACAGAGGGATGTTGTAAGAAACGGGGTAGTAACCATTGCGGTTTCATTTTCGGTATCACCGAAATGGCTTAAGATTCTGACGGCATACAGTAAGAAAACAAAGATCCCAGTGTGGTACTTTGATACGGAAACTCTGGCACTTAAAAGTACAGAGATGTACATTACAGGATTTAAGGCAAAACTTGAAAAGGATACCAGCTACAAGGGATTGTGGACAGTATCCTTTTCTTTGAATGAATTTTAGAGGAGGGTGCGATGTATCCGGTTTCAGAAGAATATAAAAAAGCTATAAGTGAGTCATCCCGTTCATTCTTTTGGACGGGAGAGATTACTACAAAACAAGGTAAAATATATGCATTTGATAATAAGGATATTGTAAAAGGCTCCGGATATATCAGCAGACAGTGTTCCGGTTCATCAGAAATAGAGCTTGGTTCTGTGTATGCTGCAGAAATGGGAATATCACTGTTTTCAGATATTGACAGGTACAGCCTTGAAGATGCGGTTATTACACTCTCCTTCCATTTGAAAGTAGATGGAGGCGCATATGAGGAAGTGCCGATGGGCGTTTTTTATGTAGCAGAAGCAAACAGGAAAATAAAGACACTGGAATTAAAAGCTTATGATGCGATGCTTAATCTGGAGAAGAACTTCAATAAAGGTCTTTCCAGTGCATTCCCATATGATTTTTTGTCGCTGCTTTCCAAAGCCTGTCATGTTGAACTGGCTCAGACCAAGGAAGAGATAGAAAATCTTACCAACGGTACGGAACTTCTTGGTATTTATCAGGAAAATGACATCGAAACATGGAGGGATTTTTTATATTATCTGGCACAGGCTCTTGGTTGTTTTTCTATGATTGACAGAAATGGGAAGCTTCAGCTTATCCCATATGGAATTGAGGACAGCAAAACAGTGGACAGCAGACACAGATATACGAGTACCTTTTCGGATTTTGTGACAAGATACACGGCGGTAAGTTCCACGAATAAAAAGACAGATATCGCAGAGTATTATTCGGTAAAGCCGGATGATGGACTGACAATGAATTTGGGTGTCAATCCATTATTACAGTTCGGTTTGGAAGAGAAGCGAAGGCGTATTATCAATAATATTCTGTCGGCACTGACGGTTGTAAGTTATGTTCCGTTTGAGTCAGATACGATTGGCGACCCGGCACTTGATCTGGGAGATATTATCAAGTTTACAGGCGGTCATGCAGATGAAACAAAGAGGTCGGCAATTACATCTATTGAAACAAAAATCAATGGAAAGCAGACCATCAAGTGCGTGGGCAAAAATCCGAGATTATCGAGTGCAAAGAGCAAGAATGATAAGAATATAGCGGGGCTTGAAAGTTCCATCAGTGAGAACAAACTGAGCATATACACCTATGTTAATGCCCTTAAAATCACAGCCGGGGCAGAGAAAACTTCCATCATAAATATAGAATTTGCATCCAGTGATGAGACCAATGCCGAATTTCATGCCGAGGTCATTATGGATGTGAAATCTAAGGCCGTGGCAAGAAGTGTTACTGCAGAGACAACCATTGAGATTGATAAGGAGAGTAAAGTAATCACACTCCCTGTTAAATGGAACGAAGACGGAAAGACAGCACTTAAGGCATATTATGTGCTTGATGGAAAGAAAGTGGAGCAGTTCCATCCGTCTGAAACTTGGCTCAGTGGAAAGCATCTGCTGAACCTGTATTATCCGATCATAGAAATGCAGGCAAATGAACTTCATACCTTTGAGGTGCTTATAGAACTCACAAATGGTACGGCAACCATAGAACCACAGAATGCTATGGCCACGATTTCTGGACAGGGACTTGGCGCACAGGAGAGATGGGATGGACGGATCACAGTAGATGAAGAAATTAGACTGATTGAACTTTCAGGACTTCCAGCTAATGTTCTTCATGATAATGTGACGGTTGCTTTTATAAAGCCAAAGAAAACAGGTATTACACAGGACATGGGTTCTATTACAATGATGGGACTTATGGTGCCTGAATTATATGATAATATTTCATTCTTTGTACCTATCGTAAGGGATGTGATTGAAACAGCGGACAGAGATAAAATGAATTATCAGAGAACTTATGTGGAAGATGATAAACAGTTCAGACTGCGAAAGAAATATTCCTTATCCGGCGGAGAAAGTGTGGTGATTGACCGGGGAAGGGCTGTCTGCCTGACTATCAATACAGAGCCGTTCCAAGAACTTACTGAAATAAAAATCCAGCCGTTTAAAACAGCAGCTTTCGTGAATAAGCACAAGATCAGGGCGAAGGAAATAAAAAATACGGATCATACGAAAACCGTATCCGGACAGATAGTTATGGAAACGAAATATACAAAACGGGTGACAGGTGCGGTGGAAAGTATAGATCGTGGTTCGGCTGCTATATTTGACTTGGGACTGTCGGAATTTGAAGGGATAGAAACACTGGAGGTGCACAATGGCTGATTATGTAATGATTGAAGATATATTTGAATCAACAGACTATATGCAGATTCTGAGGGATAATAGTCTGAATGATGATGGAACGGATACGGTAGCGGGTGTTGACTGGTTTAAGTTCCGGGAGACAGTTGCTGCCAATTTTTATGTCAGCGGTAATACATGGATCGGAATGGGGCAGAATTCCGAACAGCTTAAGATAAGTCGTAGAGATGCTGATTTATTAACTCTCAGACGTGAGGAAGGCACACTGCTTACAAATTATAAGTTTCTTCGTATCCGTTGGGAGGGATATAGCGTTCATGGAAACAGGAATGCAGACACAAGACTTGTATGGGACGCGCTATTTTTTGATAACGGAGACATTGTTCTGCATTTTACAGAAGTGCCGACATCTGCCTCCAATATCGGAGAGTGTGTGCTTTATACAAAATCCAAGAACGTTTCATTTACGATTGAAAAGGACAGCATAGTGTCATTTCTTCATCAGGATGATATGGGCAATGAATATGAATTATCATATGAGCCGCCCGTATTTCTTGACCCATATAACAGAAGATATCTTTTTAAAGATGGGGCTGGCACTTTTTATACTATTACGGATGATGAACTGACTCCGATTGAGGATACGGAACTTACAGCATCTGTATTTGAAACCTATGGACTGCCGGATCTACCAGATGGGAATGTTTTGATTGGACTTAAGAATCCGACTATTCTTTACTGGCATGACTCAGCAAACAAATTTCCAGATATGAAACTGAATTATAAGGGTGTGCCAAAGCCACAGGTCCTGTACTCTGAAAATATCGACATGAGCCATTACACCATTCTTGGAATAGAGAAGGTCACCTGCGACTGTGATGAGAAATGTTTGGTTGCCGTGTCATTTGATGATGGCGGGACATGGTTGGGGTATGTAAATAATAACTGGGTCAAGTTTACTGAGGAAACATCCGGTATGTCCAAGGCAGCAATTGAAGCAGTCAGCTCAGATGCATGGGCGGAGAAAGCAATCACTGGGATGATCAAATACAGATTTGTACTCAGCGGTGCTGACGGGTATATCGCAAATGTGATCACAGATTTTTTGAATACGGAGGAATAGGAATGTTAAAGGGTAAAAGTGTAATAGAATTGACGGATGTGCATACTGGGAAGAAGGAAGTGTGTGAGGATACAAACCTTGTCACGGAAGCCATATCAGATATCTTAAATTCCAATATTCTGGGTATGTTGTATAACAATACATCTTTTGACGGAGAGTCTGGTGAGAAATGGATGCTGCCAATCGTGAATAAACTCACGGGCGGCATTCTTTTATATCAGGAACCATTGGAGGAGAGAGTAGATAATATCTATGCCCCATTTTCCAACCCGCTTATTGGTTATGCGTCAAGTGATGCAAATAATACAACGGATGTAAGACGTGGCAGCAGAAACCTTACGGAAAGCAAAAGAGTTGATGGCGGTTATAAGTTTGTCTGGGATTTTGCAACTTCACAGGCAAATGGAACGATATCAGCGATTGCTCTTACAAACAGGATTGCGGGTATCGGACAGGAAAACGGAAATAATTATCTGGTTCGTATCGGTCAGTGGGCATCACAGAATAACAGTTATAGTGATGAAAGTTACAGACCAAATAAAAGGACTTATATTAAAGATGGATATCGTCTTGAGATGATAGCGAGAAATAATTCTAAGAAGGTACTGCTTAAGAAAGTGCCGGAGGAATATCTTCATGCGGGACTGGTAGAAAATCTGATATCGCAGAAGGCTTTTGATGCGTCCGAAACTACAGAGATTGATTTGGGGCATTATCCATATTGGATTCACAGAACTGGTTCTCCGTCAAAAGGGGAGTATGACTGTCCGAGCGAGGATAATTCTAATATAAGAAACTATCTTTTTCATGGTGCAGACGGCTGTTGGTACGGAACAGCAAGGAAGACAAATCAAAAGTATTCTTACACGTACCGTGATACAGAGCAGTTTGAGCATGTCGGCTATGAATTCTATATGGACAAGATAGAGAATGGCAAATGCACAACACAGAAAATTGCAGTGCCGGACGGGATAAATGATTTTTACAGTATTGGAATGAGTGGAAAATGGCTGATGTGCGCATCGAGCGACAATAGCAAGTTGTACCGTCTGGATACCACGAATGTCGCAAATCTTGAGAGGGTAACAGATTATAGTTATAACAGCAGTAATGAATATTCATATATTGTGGATGATGATATGGTCATCAATGGCTGGTATTTTGAAGATGGAAAACCCGCACAGAAGATTGGCTCGATTGGTTATCAGAGTTATTGTGCATGGGGTGAAAAACAGATGGCGAGATATAAGACGTATATGCTGAAAGAATGGGTATACAGTTACAATGGATATAGAAATTATAAGGATCTGTATTTATATACCCCGTATCTTGCAACCATAAATAATCTTGCTACTCCGGTAATCAAGACAGCAGATAAGACAATGAAAATCACTTATACATTGACAGAAACAAAGGAACAATAAAATAATTTTTGGAAATTGGCAGTTATCCATTGCGGGTAGCTGCTTTTTTCATACAAAAAATCAAAGGAGGACAAGACGATGAAGGAATTCTGGAATGCGGTACAGTTTGTATTTACGGCAGTCGGGGGATGGCTCGGCTATTTCCTTGGCGGATGTGACGGTCTGCTTTATGCACTGCTTGCGTTTGTGGTGATTGATTATATCACGGGAGTGATGTGTGCAATCAGTGACCAGAAACTGTCCAGTGCAGTCGGTTTTAAGGGAATCTGCCGTAAGGTGCTGATTTTTCTTATGGTCGGTATTGCAAACATTATGGATGTACATGTCATCGGCACCGGAAGCGTGCTTCGGACGGCAGCCATTTTCTTCTACATCTCAAATGAAGGGATATCCCTTCTGGAGAATGCATCCCATCTGGGACTGCCTGTTCCGGCAAAGATAAAAGCCGTTCTGGAACAGCTCCATGACAGAGCAGAAGATGACAAAGACAACGGGGAAGGGTAGCACCTTCCCTCTTTTATTACAAAGAATTGGAGGATCATATTATGAGTCAGAAATTTGGAATCGATGTAAGCCACTGGCAGGGCAGTTTTGACTTTGCAAGGGCTAAGAGCAAGGAAGGCGTGGAGTTCGCAATCATCAAAGCCGGAGGTGCTGATGCCGGGCTTTATAAGGACAGCCGGTTTGAAGCGAACTATAAGAAATGCGAGGAATGCGGGCTTCCAAAGGGAGCATATTTCTATGGAAATGCCAGAAGCGTGGCAGATGCAAAGAAAGAGGCAGAATACTTCCTTTCACTGCTCAAGGGAAAGAGATATGAGTACCCTGTCTTTTATGATGTGGAAGGCAGCATGATCACAAAGAATGACAGGAATACACTGACACAGATCGTAAAGGCATTCTGTTCTGCAGTAGAAGCTGCCGGATACTGGGTCGGCATCTATTCATCCGAGTCATTTTTTAACAGCGAGATGAACGATGTGGAGCTTACCCGCTACACCCACTGGGTTGCCAGATGGGGAAAGAGCAAGCCGGCCCCGGCAAGCGGTGCGGAAACACAGATCTGGCAGTTTGGCGGTGAGACGAACCTTATCCGCAGCAATAAGATCAACGGACAGACCTGTGATCAGGATTACTGCTATGTGGATTTCCCAACAAAGATCAAGGCAGCAGGACTGAATGGCTATGCAAAGGGAAACAGCAGTGCTCCGGCAAAGAAATCAAACGAGGAGATCGCAGCAGAGGTCATTGCCGGAAAGTGGGGGAATGGCACGGATAGGCAGAATCGTCTGTCTCAGGCGGGATATGATTATTCTGCCATCCAGAGCATTGTGAATAAAAAGCTCTCGCCATCCAAGAAATCAGTGGATGAGATCGCAAGGGAAGTCATTCATGGTGACTGGGGAAATGGTGCTGACAGAAAGAAGAGGATCACTTCTGCAGGATATGATTATTCCGCAGTACAAAAAAGGGTAAATGAACTCCTGAAATAAGGATATGGCTGATGGTCAGTAATGGCTGTCAGCCGTATTTTTTTCCTTTTATGCCAAGGAAAGAAAGGTGAAAGGTATCGCAGATTGTACTTGCTATTATTGGCTTTCAGAGTGATATATAGACTACCCAAAGAGAAAGGAGTGGCAGAGCTTGGAGATTCAGATAAGGGAAGGAAACAGGGAACAGAAGAGAAAATTAAGAGTCTGTGCTTACTGCCGTGTATCAACGGATGCGGATGAACAGGAAAATTCACTGGAAAACCAGATAAGGCATTATGAAACAGTCATAAAAGCGAACCCGTCTTATGAATATGCCGGAGTTTATAGTGACTTTGCTATATCAGGGTTCAAGGAAAAAAGACCCGGTCTGCAGAAGATGCTTGCTGATGCACAAAAAGGGAAGATAGACCTTATATTAACAAAATCAGTATCACGTTTTGCAAGAAACACCTCAATCGTTCTGGAAGCTACACGAAAGCTGAAAGAACTGAATGTAGGTGTATTTTTTGAACTTCAGAATATCAATACCCTGTCAGGGGAAGGCGAGCTTATGCTTACCATCCTTGCTGCATTTGCACAGGCAGAAAGTGAGAGCGGAAGCGTTGGTGCAAAGATGGTGTACCAGAGAAAGTACGAGGCAGGGATCCCCGTGCAGTACCTTGAGCGGTCTTTCGGATTTAAGAAGGATGAGCGGGGAGTCTATATTGCAGATGAAGAGGAAGCGGTATGGGTAAGAAAAATTTATGATATGGCAGCAAAGGGATATACCCTTGCAGCTATTAAACGTTACTTGAATGAAAATAATGTAAAAACGGTGGGTGGTGCAAAATGGCTTGATAGCACGGTGCTTCGTATTTTGGAAAATGAAATCTACAAAGGCGATTACATCATGCATAAGTATTTTGTGAATGAAGAAAGAAAACTGGTCAGGAACAGGGGAGAAGTGGATGCGTGGTACATCGAAGATGACCATGAAGCCATTGTTTCCCCCGAACTCTGGCAGAAAGCACAGGACGCACTGGAAGCAAAGCGGGATTATCTTGCGGAAGGCTCGGTGATCGAAGAGTTCACGGAAGAAAATTATCCATACATGAACAAGATCTTCTGTGCCAGATGCGGACACCCGCTTTACAAAAGGATCTACAGTAACGGCAACAGGCTGAACTGGGGATGCAGCGGTACAAAACGGTATGGGAAGTCCTTCTGTGAAGGAATAAACATTCCGGACGGAGTCCTGCGCGGGGCATGGCATTTCGATGAAAATATGTATATAGGGGAAAAACAGACAGATAAGGGAAAAAAGGAATTTACCTATCTGAAAGAAGCCTCATGGAAAAGAAGGCATAAGAAGAAAGAGCCGGAGCCGATCCCTGAAAATACGGAAACAGAGTATCCGTACAGGGAGAAGATCTTCTGCGGATTATGCGGAAGCAGACTCGTGAGGCATGTAAACACCAAAAACCATAAGGTCATATGGGTATGCAACGGGAGAAAGCGGAAGGGGAAAGACTTCTGTGATGGGACAAGGGTTCCGGATACCATCATAAAGGGATGGGGAGAAATCAAAAAAGATATTTATATTCAGAGAAAGGATGATAAGAATGGCAAGAAGCGTTACAGTTATACCAGCAAGAAGCCAAAAGGTGCGGACAGGGCATAAGGCAGTACAGGAAAAGAAGATAAGGGTGGCAGCCTACTGCCGTGTGTCAACGGATCAGGAAGACCAGCTCCATAGTTTTGAGGCACAGGTCGAGTATTATACAAAATATATCAACGAGCATGAGAATTATGAAATGGCTGGCATTTATGCAGATGAGGGAATCTCTGGTACGAATACAAAGAAAAGGGAACAGTTCAAAAAGATGATCGCAGACTGCGAGGACGGTAAGATAGACCTTGTCATAACAAAATCCATCAGCCGTTTTGCAAGGAACACGCAGGACTGCCTGGCATATTCCAGAAAGCTGAAGAACTTCGGAATCGGCATCATATTTGAAAAGGAAAACATCAACACCCTTGATTCCACTGGGGAGCTGCTTTTCACGATATTAAGCTCGCTTGCTCAGGATGAGTCAAGAAACATTTCGGAGAACTGCAAATGGGGCATCCGCACCAAATTCAAGAATGGTGAGATGCATCTGAATACATTCAAGTTCTTAGGATACGATAAGGATGAGAACGGTAAGCTGGTCATCAATAAGAAACAGGCAAAAACGGTAAGACGTATCTACAGGGATTTCCTTATCGGCATCAATCCGGCACAGATTGCGAAGGAACTGACGGAAGAGAAGGTTCCGGGATGCAACGGACAGACGAAATGGTATCCAAGCACAATCGTGGGTATCCTGAAACAGGAAAAGCATATGGGCGATGCGCTTCTGCAGAAGACTTATACGGCTGATTTCCTTACCAAGCGTCAGGTAAAAAATAACGGGGAGATCGCACAGGTCTATGTTAAGGACAGCCATAAGGGGATCATAGATAAGGAAACATGGAATGCGGTGCAGGAAGAATTTGAACGCAGGGAACGGTTCATGAAGGACCACGGAACGGACAGGTACAGTTACGGTGCGGACTGCATGCCGTTCTGCGAGAAAGTATTCTGCGGTGAGTGCAAAAGCCTGTTTACAAGACATTCATGGAAATCAAGGGGAATCGTACAGTGGCAGTGCAAGAACCACCGGACGGATGGAAGGGTAACATGCAGCAATGCCTATGTTGACAATTCCGACATTGAAAAGGGATTTGTGAAGGCATTCAATAAACTGGTGGCAGACAGGGAAAAGTTCATGGAAAGATGGAATCAGATGAAGACAGACGGCAGCTCGCTTGAAAAGATAAGGGCAGAGCAGATGATGGAAGCCACGGGGAATGAACCGCTTGGCAGATTTGTTCCTGAGATCACACAGCTTGTCCTTGCGGAAGTGACGGTGCTTGGTGCAAAGAAATATGAGTTCTTCTTTCTGGAAGGAAGCAGGATAAAGGTTTCCGTATAAACTATTCGGAAACCTCATCATCCTGAAATCCGAACAGGTCAAGCTGGCTGCTCTGGCCGTCCATATCCATCCGGTCAGTATCATCCTGTTCCGGGATATCGGACGTTTCTTCTTCCACGGCTTTTTTCTGCGGGAGCTTGTGGGTGTATAGTTTATCCCAAGGGAGCGGATTCCGGCATTTCTTGTTGTAGCCGATAAGGATCGCTTCCGCAAATCCAAGGGAGCCGGAACGCCTGTCCTTGGCGGTGCGTGAAAGTTCCTTTATGGATATCCTTCCGAGCTTCTCCTTGAAAACATCATCTTTGACGGCATCACCGTATGCATTCAGGAAACGTGCCAGACCGTTCATCATATTTGCACTGAAGGACTGGGATGCGCCTTCCCATGTGGCAGCAATCAGGCGGATCACATGGTCGAGCATATGGTAGCCGTATTTATCGTGGATGTTTTCCAGTGTTGCAACGGCACAGATACCTCCCGGAGCAGTTGTTGAAGTAATGGTAAGATCATAGGACTCTACCAGATCACGGATGATGAGCTGTTTATCATTACCGGCCTCTATGTTTGCCATGAATATCTCATAGGGCAGAAGGGGCTTTACATATTTCATCTGGTTTGCAAAGATATCCGCTTCGTGTTCATATTCCAGATCATCGTAGACCATGCACCATACGGGTGTTTCACGGGAGCCGGAAACAAGTGCAACGATCTCAATGGTGTGCTGTCCGTTAAATACATAATTTATCCCGTCCCTGCGGCTGACCTTTACCGGATTTATCTGATACAGGTCAAAGTGGGAAGCAGCGTTTTTTACATGATGCTGTGAAAGGTTGCGCTGGTATTCCTGATTGGATACAAGGTTTCTGATAGGTATCTGCTCAAAGTGTACCTTTGGTACGAACTGCATCAGGTCGATTTCTGTCCTTTGTTCATCGTTTATCTGTTCTTCTGTCATTTCGAATCATCCTCCTCAAGCTGCGAAAGCAGTTTTGTTATTTTTCTTGTCAGGTTTAATAGCTGCATTTTCACTTCGCGCCTTGCTTTGGTGGAGGTAGAAGTAAAATCAGTAAGTTCCATTGTCCTTGATATGGTCTTTGACCATGAAGGGATCGTGAATTTAAGGCTTTCGAGTTCCGAATCCGGATCCGTGGCCGGCATCTGTTTGATTCCGGCTTCGGCACTGGCTTTTTCCCTCTTTATTCTCCGTGAATCCGGTTTTCCGGTCGGAAGCCTCTGCCATCTTAATTCGTGCCGGAGCTGTGAGTAGCCGATGCGGTCGATAGAACCGCTGTCCAGCAGACGTTTCAGTCCGTTTATATCCTCGATTGGAAGACGGGAAAGCTCTATGATGTTCTCATGGGATACACGGAGTTTTCCGGTCAGTATCTTCTGTGCAATCTCAGGACTTTTCCGTTTCAGGTCATCGACCGCACGGGCATAGATATCATATTTTGTTACAGTGGAAAAACCAAAATTGTATTCATTCCCTATGATGGTTGCGACATCTGTCTTGCGTACATATTTCTGTGACACCTGTCCGTCAGGGTTTGCAGTCTTATCAGGATTCTCTTTCAGGAATTTTCCAACGGCTGTATTCATTTCGGCACGGAACATTCTGCCTATCAGATATTTCTTATATTCCCCCGTAAGGTCAGTGCGTTTTAACTGTGTACGGCAGATAAAGGATACTGCCTCATCCCGGCTGTCAAACAGGATGCGTCTTAAAGTGAAATGTATATCCCACCTTTTACAGAGATCATAGCGGAGATGACCGTCTATGATGATATTGTTCCATACACATACAGGGTCGGTACATCCGTGGTCAAAAATATCCTCTTCAAGTTCTTCCATGTATTGTGTGTTCCTCGGCTGGATAAGGTCTGTAAATTCCGGGTCTTTTACAAGTTCCGGCATTGGCATGTCATTCATAGTGCTTCCTCCGTTCTTGCCGTATCATCCACAAGCACGCAGTCATTCATGGAGAAGCTGGCGAGACATTCCTTTGAATTTAATGCACCGTAGATACGGTAGCTCTGGTTCTCTGCCAGATTCACGTTGGTGACACGCAGGGCCTGCAGAAGCTCCGTACTGTATAATTCACAGCAGTAGTGGCTGTCAGATCCACAGGTGCGTACACGGTGTGCCAGATAATCCCTGCGGACGCTTTTCCTTACGGCAATCATGCTGCTTTTGGGATTTACAAGGAGCTGGATATACTCAGGGTCACCGAGCATATGGAGCGTAAGTTTATGTATGCGGATTCTGTTTTTCTTTAAGTCAATGCAAAGGACCGGCTTCAAAGAGGTTTGTCTGTTCATAGTGTTGTTCCTCCTTTTCTGGATGTTCTGGATTTTCTTCCGGTGTGGAAGTGATGCTGTTTTCGGAAATGCCGAATACCGCATATCCGTCAAACATATTGATCTGAAGACTGCTCTGGTGTTCTTCCACAGGTACACCGAACTGGTTCTGCCATTCTTCCGGATAGCTTGGGGTGCGGGATGTCTTTATTTTTCCGTCTTCCTTTTCAGAGCGTACAAAGATCTCCGGTGTGGTAAGGTCAAAAACAAACAGCAGCTCGTTGTCTGACTTTATAAGTTTGCCGAGCAACTTATAACGGTATGCTGAATTCCATCCCATAAGGGATACGACTTTTGCAAAAAAGATACGGCATGTGATCTGCCTTGGTGACCGTTTTGATGTTGCGGAACACCACCGGAAGGAATCTTTCTCGTCTTCCTGACATGGACGTACTGCCAGTTTTTTCTCGTCCGGGTTAACAAGTATCTGAACAAAGTCCGTATCCGGCAGTTTCTTGATACAGGCGGTATTTACGGATACTTTGTTGGAATTAAAGGTAAATGACGGTTCGTAGGTATGTGCGAAAAATTCTCCACGGACTACCTGATAGCCGTCATAACTGAATGCATCATCTTCCACAACGGAAATGGTGTTTCTTTCATTGTTCGTCTGTGTGTTCATCTGTATTCTCCTTCATATCGGACATGATCTGTTCGATATTTCTTTCTATGTCATCTTTGCTGGTGACCTGTATGTCACTGTCTTTGTATATGACGGATGCATGGGATATGTCAGGCTCCATGCCTTTTCCAAATCCGGCAAGTTCCTGTGCCTGTGCGTGGCTGTAATAGTTGCTGCCGAATGTATCAGCCCAGTCCGGCGGATAAGCACGGACATTCCTGCGGTTGCTGTCAGTAAAAGGCTTTACGGATGTATCTGATTCCGGAAGTGAGCTTACTGTGTCATTTGGTATGAATATTTCCGGTTCTGTCAGATTGAATAGCAGAATGGCATCATTTCCCTTGCCCCGTTTTATTCCGGTGATGCGGTAACGGCAGTCATCCTTCCAGCCGAGAAGGGAGTACAGGGTAGAGAGAAAAGCAGTTCCGCTGATTCCCCTTGGAAAACTGATCCCGCTTTTCTTTTTAGACCACTGCATGGCATTCCGGCATTCTTTTCCGGCAGTCCTTACTGCAAGAATCTGTTTCTGCGGATGCATGAGCAGTTCTACAAGCGTGCTTTCAAGTTTTCGGACGGCAGGACAGGAAAAACGGATGTCTCCCTGACTGAAAGTGACAGTGATACGGTCCGTACTGTCAAAAAACTGGGAGCGTGCAATTTCATATCCACGGAGGTCGAAGTCACCGGACTGTACCTCTACCGGGGCAGAAGAAGTAGAAGTCTGTTCCGTGCCGTTATATACACTTGCAGAAGCATTGATATAGTCATCTTCCTTAAATCCGGCCCATCTTGGATTGATGGAAACAAAACCTTTGAGGACTCCTTCCGGGATGACCTTAAGCTCCGGCAGCAGTCCTTTATTTCCGTATTTTGCATTACTGATAAGCCTCTGTACTGCAATGAAGTCATCCCTCGATATGATGGCATCATGGTGGTTGCGCTTACGGTACTGCGGACGGTTCTGCATATTTTTCTTTGATTTGTGATTCAGATAATTTGGGGTATAGGTCTTATGTGCGAGTACATCGCCGCAGTGGCGTTCGTTCTGCAGTATCTGAAGGATAGAGCCGGGTGACCATACGGTGTTTCCCTTTTTGGTCATGCATCCAAGTTCCGTCAGGGTATCGGCAATCTCCTGACAGGTGCATCCGTTTAGGTACATCATGAATATGAGCTTTACGATTTTGGCTTCTTCTTCGTTGATGACAAGATTGCCGTCTTCATCATGGTCGTATCCGAGAAGTATCGGTGTCAGGAATATTCCCCTCCGGAAACGCATCTCAATGGAAGCATTCATGATCTCGCTTTTTGTATGGCTTTCTTCCTGTGCAAGTGTGGCCATGAAGGAAAGCACCATCTCGCTTTTGGGGTCAAAGGTATTGAGCCTTTCCGTTTCAAAGAACACACCGACAGGGTGGGGAAGGGCAAGCAGCTCACGGACATATCCGATGCAGTCCACGACATTTCTTGCAAAACGGGATACGCTTTTTGTAACGATAAGATCTATCTTGCCCTGTTTACAATCCTCGATCATCAGCTTGAACTGGTCACGGTGTTGCAGGGAAGTGCCGGAAATACCTTCATCCGCATAAATCTGTACGAGTTTCCAGTTCGGACTTTTACTGATAACATCATGATAGTGGTTTTTCTGCAGTTCGTAAGAGGATGTTTGTCTCGGATCATCCGTGGATACCCTTGCATATACGGCAACACGCTGTTCATTTTCAACAGCAAAGATATCTTCCTGTGGAAGTGCTGGAATCACATCAAGTTCATCAAGACTGACACCTTTATAACGTTCCCTGATCTTATTTTTCTGGTCGGCAACAGAACCGGCCTTATGCTCATTTTCGTTCATGACTAACCACCTTCATTTTTATGATGAGTTTATTATAAAATTTTCATATCAAAATAAAATAGACCATACGGACACGCATATCCCTATAGTCTATTCCAAAGAAAAATAATTTGTGTGAAAATGATGTGCCGTTACCTCTGCCCATCTTTGGATGCAAGCTCCCAGCCGTTTTTATGCATGGCATCAACACTTGCTTTTATCAGCTCAAAGATGAAGCGTTTCTCATTCTCCGAGCATTCTTCCATGAGAATATCGATATCCGTCTGATATGCAGTGGGATTGTGCATCTGCACTCCGGCAAGCAGTTCATCTATGGTAATGCCGAGGGCATTGACGATACGGATGATGGATTCCAGACTGGCCTTTCTTTTTGCATTTTCAATGTGGCTTATGTAGGAAACGGAGAGTTCCGTTTTCTCCGCAAGCTCTGCCTGTGAGAAATTGTTCTGCTCCCTTACTTCCTTGATGCGATATCCTATCTGTCGGTGGTCGACAGATGACTGCTGCGTCTGATTCATAATAGTACCTCCTGTTTTCTTTTTCTTACGCACAGTAAATTATCTATCAATGGGTGAATAAAAGTTGGGTAATTTGATAAAGCAGAGTGGAGCAGAAAGGGAGCAAAGTGCGAAATATGTCGAACGATTTGTGTTGATGAATCTGCATACGGATGGTATGCTTATGAATGAAACCAGACGATAAAAGGGTGATAGAAACAAGGGAAAATAAGGTTTCAAGGAGATAGAGGATTGAACTGCATATGTCTGCTGTTCATATTTTTTTATCTGCATACTCCACTTCACTAGAGTAAAATACACAAGAGATATGGCTCTAATATTTCTTCTGTTTTACGGTTACAATATGTATATCGTACAGATAGAAGAGAGGTGTAATTTACTTGCGTACAGAGGAGTACATACCAAAGAGGGTAAAAGAATTATGCAGCAAACACAAGATTTCCAAATACAGGCTTGCACAGCTCACTGACATGTCACAGACGGCTTTGGGAAATATAATCAACAAGAAGAGTATACCGACAGTACCAACCTTGGAAAGAATCTGCGATGCATTCGGAATATCAATCGCACAGTTTTTTGCCGGAGAAGGTATGCGGCCTGATCTGACAGATGAGCAAGAAGAATTATTGGAAATATGGGATGACCTGAATGCGGATGAACGGAGAATCTTGATGAACTTCGTAAGAACGCTGAAAAAGTAAGGGGAAGCAGTTCAATTGTATCTGAAATGGCTGCTTTCCCTTTTTCTATGCATTCTTTACGGCAAAGAAAGTGATGAGGATGTATATGAGTGTACGGGATGAGAAATTCAAAACAGTGATCTACGATCTGATGAATGGTGCTTACAATCTGGATGAGTGCGAGATTGAGGAAAGTAAAGTGGTGGAGGATGAATTTGCAGAAGGAAAATACTGCGAACAGCTATACGCCCAGATGCTTGCTGCTTATGAAAGGTTGTGCAACAGACTGCATGAGCCGTCCGGGGAAGATAAGGACGTGGAGATAATTATATCTTCCCTGCTGGATATCGGCAGATATCAGAGCATGAAGATGTTTGATTACGGTGCATTCTTTGCAAAGAAAGAAAATAACCAATAA